TAATCGAGTTGACATTATGAACGCAGCGAGAAGCGAATATGCAGCAAGATTTTTTCAAGATTCAGACGTAGAGCTATATTTTAACAATTCTAAGAAATTTGAGACAAACACAAGTGGCTGTCAGGTAACAGGTCATTTGGTGGCTGATCGAGTTGCTGTTGGAGATGGCGAATTTTTACAATGTGGTAATGATGATGACTTACAAATTCTTCACGACTCAGGACAAAATATCATTCAAAATACCGTTGCTAATACTAATATAAAAATACAAGGTGTTAATAGTGAAGGTGGAACACCTGTTATTGAACTAAACCCTAGAAGAGATCAACAGGGACTTAGCGTAAAAGCAAATCAAGGCGTTGAGCTATTTTATGATAATTCTAAAAAGCTTCACACAGATTCAAACGGAGTGACTATATCTGGAAGACTATTACTTGGAGATAGTTCTGGTGCAAATGATGACAGAATAAGACTCGGAGCAGATGGGGATTTATCCCTTTACCATGATGGATCGGACTCGTATATCGTTAATGATACAGGTGCTTTAATTATAAAAGCTGATTCAGCTAGAGTTGGTATTCAGCTTAATAACAACGGAAAAACTGCCTTGTTCTACCAAGGTAACGAAAAGTTTAAGACTACAAGTGATGGAGCAACTATAATAGGTCGTTTGTCACCTGACGCTAATAACACTTATGGATTAGGAACATCAAGTAAGCGTTTTGCTAATTTCTTTTCCGTTACTGGTAATTTTTCTGGAAATGTAGACTTCGGTTCTGGTATTGACGTAACAGGAGCTACGACTCTTACTAGAAGTACTGATAATGCAACAACTACCGTAATAACTAATAACGGAACTACTGGTGGAAACTGCCTTAAATTAACTTCTGGAGGTACTGGAGCAGGTACTTCTATATTTAGTGTTTTTAGAAATAATCAATCTAGCGAGGCTGAAGTATTTAAAATTGATGGTGCTGGAGCTATTACTTCAACTGGAGATTTAACAATTTCAAAAGCTGATGCAAAACTAAAATTATTGAGTACTGATACGTCTAGTCCAAACTACCCCGGTATTGATTTTGATACTGCTAACAATCAAGGTGCTACCTTAGAATGTAATATTTTTGATAGTGAATTACCAACTGCTGGGTTGGGATTGGTAGTTAAAAAATCTGCATCTAATACTGAGTCAGGAACTCTCACTTTCAATGTTCTTGGTGATATATATGCTGGTGCAACTTCACTTAGTTCTTTATCTAGAGTTTTAACCACCGCAGATGAAGGTTCTGGTAATGGGCTTGATGCTGATACTTTAGACGGTGTTCAAGGTTCTAGTTTCTTAAGGTCAGATGCAGCAGATACAGCAAGTGGAGACATCACATTTTCTGGCGGTGCTGGTGCAGCTACTATTGGAGCTAATAGTGATATTAGATTTACAAGTGGAAGCTGGACAGGTGAAAGCTGTAAAATACAACATCATGGTAATAGATTATATATACAAGGCGGTAGTGATGGAATTGATCTTAGAGGAAGTGATAGCGGAACTATGGTTAGAGTGCGGAATACTTCTATTGAATTTGTCGATAATGCAACTTTTGAAGGCAATATTGCTGTATCAGGAACAGTAGATGGCAGAGATGTAGCTTCTGATGGTTCAAAACTTGATGGTATAGAATCTGGTGCGACTGCCGACCAATCTGCTAGTGAGATTCTTACATTAATTAAAACGGTTGATGGATCTGGAAGTGGGCTTGATGCAGACACATTAGATGGTGCTAATGCAAGTGTAAGTGCTTCCAATAGCACTATTGTTCAAAGACATTCTTCTGGTTATATTTTTGCTAATTATTTTAATACAACAGCTAATGATGTAAGTTCTGGTGTTACGAAAATAATGGTAGAAACAGGTAACGATAACTATATTAGACATGGTGATGCTGCTGCTGTTAGATCATTTTTAAACGTAGCTGATGGTGCAACTGCTGGAGTAGCATCAACAGGTGGTACATTCTCAGGAGATGTTGGATTTTCTGGCGGTGCTGGTGCTGCAACTATTAATGGTGGTAGTGATATTAGGTTTTCACACGGCAGTTGGACAGGAGAAGCAACAAAAATACAAGGTCATAATAATTATATGTATATACAGGGTGGTAGTAATGGAATCATATTTAGACGTAGTAACGGAACTGATAATTGGTTTATAACCTCTAGTGGACATTTTATACCAGGGCCAAATAACTCTCTTGATTTAGGTGGATCATCTAACAGAATAAGAAACATTTACACTAATGACCTTAACTTATCTAACGAAGGTGGATCAAATGATGTTGATGGAACTTGGGGAAGTTATACAATTCAAGAAGGTGCGGAATCGCTTTTCTTGATTAACAGACGAAATGGCAAAAAATATAAATTTAATTTAACGGAGGTATCATAATGGCTTATTTTGGAGAAAATGCTTGTAGTGGTTGGGTAAACTTCAACGGACAGGGAACAGTTAGTATTCGTGATAGTTACAACATCAGTAGTATTACAGATCATGGATCTGGAGACTATACCTGTAACTTCTCAACCAATATGTCAGATAGTAATTATGCGGTTGCTTTAGCTTTCAAATCTTCAACTAACCACCAAACATCAGGTGCAGCAAGAGAAATGATTAGAATGACAGGTTCAAGTGGATATACTTCAAGTGGTTTTAGAATAATTAATAGTAATGTTATGGCACAGGCAGCTTATGACCCTGTAATTTTTTGTGCTGTTGTCTTTGCCGATAGCTAATATATAATTAATAAAACAATAATCTTATGGAAGCTATTACTGAAAAACAAATCCTTGAATGGAAAGAAGAACTTGATAAACAAGTTAAAACAAGAGATCATGCAAAAAAAGTTTACGATGAATCAGAAGTTAATATTAACGTTTTACAGGGCGGTATTCAGTTTGGGGAGTTGTTGTTGAAAAAGAACGAGTCATTAAACCAGCCAACAGGTACAGTGGAGCTAACCCAAGAATCAGAAAAAGCACCATCAGAGAAATAGGTGCTAAAGCCTTTATTAACGCTTCTTTAATCATGTTCCAAAAAATTTCTAATATTTTGAGTATAGCCTCATTTGTACTCATAGTCAGCACTTTAATCTCGGCGTTTTTTGGTTACAAGTATGTAACTGGAGAGAAATTTCAAAAACAAATGATGGATAAAGTTCTTGGGGGTGTTAGCGGTATGATGCCTAAAGTTCTGGATGATAATCTTCCAAAGATGACAGGCCCATCAATGGCATTGCCACAACAACCTAGACTATAGTGAATTGTTGGCATTGCAAAACTCAACTTATTTGGGGTGGCGATCACAGTTTAGATGGTGAGGATTATCCACAAAGGTCTGGTGAATATAGCATGATAACTAATCTTTCTTGTCCTAAATGTCATTCTTTTGTAGAAGTATATTTACCAAGAAATGCCTACGATTAATCAAATACCTAATACAGCAATACCGCGTATACCAATAATAGAAATACCTGTAGAGCAATCATTACCAAATACAATCCATGTAACTAGGACGTTACCTCCAGCACTTACAATGCCTTGTGTAACACTTAGAGATGATGGCACAAAAAATAGTCAGTTATTTGTAGATGATCCGAGCGGTAATAAATTAATATGTCCTTTACCATCTTATGTGCCTTTGCAATACGATAAAAAAAAGATTTTACTTGTAGAAGAACAAAAACCTCCAACTAATGTAGAGCCTCCAGAAAGTGACGTAGAACAACCAGAAGTTCCTAATGTACCTCCAGAAAAACCGCCATGTCCAGATCCAAAAAAAAACAATCCAAGAATAGGAGATTTAAACGCGAAAGGTACTGAAAAAGTTGTTGGATTTCAATGGGTAGAAGAAACAAAAGAATGCGTAGTGCAGTATGAACCTACAACAATAGTTGAAAAATATCTTCCAAGCATTAATACAGTATCGACAACATTTGCAATAACAGTAGTAGCAACTACGGCTGCAACATTAACGCCAATACTTAACAGAATACTTAAACCTGTATTCAAGCAAGTTATAGGTAAAGTCAAAAAAGCTATAGGTAAAAAGGGTACAAAGTTTTCTGGCAAAAAACCTATGAAAAGCAAAATTAACAAGGTATAAACATAAGCAGACTTTTTTACAAGCCCCTTACAGCCGATTCTGAAGGGGCATTTTTATGGCTTTTTCTCAATTTTATGCGTATGTGATTCAAATTCCAGCATTTCTACATCTTCGCATAATTTTGCCATAGGTGTACCTTCTTTAAACCTTATTCCATTCTTGTAGTTATCTACGCAAGTTTTTGCACGGCTCATTTCAAAGTTAAGACGCTTTGCTGCTAATGATGCCTCATATAACTCGTTTTGTTTTTTCATTGCTTTGCGGCATTGTCTTATAGGTTCTCGATCTAATGGGATACTAAAAGTAGCCGTTATTCCTCCATTAATAGATACGTTAGCTTGTTTTTGTCCTGTTCTTACTTGTTCAAAATATAGTATTTCGCCTCTATAACCAGCATCAACATCTCCATCTCCAATAGGTTGATTTTCATCATCAAAATCTCCTTCAGTATCACGCCTTGAATATACTGGTCTATCAAAATGCGTTTCATATGGAGTTGCAAATCCATACGTTGTAGAGACAAATGGTGAGATATTAAGGGTAGCTCCTTGACATTGAATAGTATTCATCTGGTAATTAAAATTCCTAGAAGGAACCACTTGGACGGCCTGGTTGACAACGCTTCCGGACGAATTGCTAGTCGTATTTACAGAATTTGCAAAAACAGGATTATTAAGTAAAAGAACTAAACATAGATATCTCCTCATTGGCTAAACGTACTGGTCGTGTCAGTTACATTTTCTATCTGGGTAGTCCTAATTATATGGGTGTAATTGGTAATACCTGGCGCTTCAAGACTTTCGTAGTATTGAAAGCTCTCACCTTCATTAACAATAGAAAACGTAGGCTTGTTATCTAGATTAGGGGAAACATAAGTAGTTCCTGTTCCTTGTATTGTTGTATTTAATTTTGTCCAACCTTCTGGAGCTACATTACCTGTTGAACTTTTTACGTTCTCGCCACCTACTGTTAGTTGATACCCATTGTTTATGTCAAAACTTTTTATATCCTCAACGACAGTACTCTTAGTTTCCGACCTTTGAGTAAGCACACCTTGATTAAAATTAGGAATTACACTATTAGCATATACAGGTGCGCTAAGAAGACTTAGCAGAATCGCATACCTATACATAACCTCACCTAATCAACTACTAATGTAGAGGTTATTTGACCAAGCGCCTCAGTATTGTGTCCTCCGGCTGTTAGTGTAACCGCACCGGCTGATGTAACTGTTCCGGCAAGATCTCCAGCTGTACCGCCAGCAATACTTGAAACATTGTCAGAAAAATTTGGATTAGTACCAGTTGTAACAGCACTACCCGGTATTGCATCACCTTGATTATATGACTGACTAAATGTGAAGCTGTTCCCGGCTGTTTTCTGGGTAACTGTAATAGCTGGAGCAGATGCTACACCGCTTGAAACATTTAATGATCCTAATCCATCACTAACTGATTGCCCTGCTGCGGTAGTGTAACTTGTATCTACCCCAGAACCGCTAATGCTATAGCTGTTACCTAGTCTCGAAGAAGTCGTACTTGCGCCTCCGACAGTAAGTTTTGTAGAGGCCGTGATGCTATGCGAAAGATCTGCGTAGCTTGGAGTTGCTGCCGTTAGTGCAAAGATAAACGGAAGAAGCTTTTTCATTTTTTTGATTTAGGGTCGATTACTTCAGCACCTTCTATTTTGATAGGTGTTTCTACCCTTATAGTCTGAACCATACCAGCGTTTTCTGCAACTTGAGTGTCTTTCTCACTACGTTTTTTAGATCCTTCAAGGCCAAAAGTAGCAAGCGCACCTGTTAATAAACTGGCCGGGAAAGTTATATCTTTAGGATCAGAGCTATAGCCGGGTATGGTTATGTAGTTTAATGTAACGATAAAACCGCTCCAAACGACAACGCCAAGTCGGACAAAGAGACTAATAATTGCTAGTTGTTCTTCTTTATCATCTAATCCTTCTTTTAACTTTTGGAAAGGATTTTTCTTTTTCTGTTCTGCCATAGGGTTTTTCTGTATAATAGGCATAGATCAAGGACTCGTAAAGTGATTGAAGTAATAGCAGCTACTGGTGGTGCATTGTTAACAGCTTGTTTTGTATCGGTTGGTTCTATATCTTATCGCGGTAGACAATCGCGTGATGATCTTGTGCGAAACACCACAGCGATCGAATTGCTTAGTACGAAAATTGATGATATGCATGACGATATGAAAGAAGTGTTTCATCGCCTCAAAGAAGTAGAACTAGCAGTTGTAGAAATAAAACCAAGAAGATAAAAAAAAGACCCCTATTGCTAGAGGTCTAGTTCTTGCGAATATCTAGTGTTGCCTAGTTTCCACTAGTCACTCACAAGTTCTCACACACGCCGATACACTAACACAAAAAAAAGCCCCCTGCATGGGGGGCTGTAACATTACTGTTTTATCCAGTAACTATAAACGCATCTTGTTTCTCCTCTACTAGGATCATAGGTGTCGTTTATAACGCCATCTATAACAGCGCAATAATGTCTGCTTAGATTACAGATAATTCTACCTTTAGGTAACTCATCTGCTTTTAGATGGACTTTGCAACCAGTTCCAATACCCATCGTAGCAACAGATTTAAATCCTAAACTTTGCATATAGTCTTGAAACCATTTGCGTTTAGTATTAATTCCGTTTCTAGCAGTTCTAACACCACGCCTTGATTTCTTCATGCGCTTAGTAATTCTTTGAGTAGCGTTACCTTCTGCAAGTCGATCATAGACTTCTTTGTAAGGTAGCTCTGCTGCAATTGCTATCGCTCTGGCTACACAGTCTCCTGTGAGTCCTTTGTAACCAGCTTTGGCTCTACCGCCATCGTTGAAATTAAATTCCATAATAAAGTGCAATGTATAATGTGTAATGCCCTCCGAAGAGGGCGATTAGTTTAGTAGTACAACATCCAGTTATCCTCAATCGGATAACTTTCATGTCCTTCACCGATCTTATTTAGCTTTTTAATAACGCTTTTAAAAGCTCGTTTATAATTACCAAATTCTTTTTTGGTAATCTCCTCGAACTCGGCGGCATCAGCTAAACCTTGCATAATCGTGTTGCCGTTAATCATATCAGCCAAGATTTCCAGATCGTATTTATCTAGATCGTCTTTAATTTCTTGTCGAAATTCTAAATCTCTAGATAAATCGGAAGCTTTTTCATCGATAAAATCGAAATCCCAATCGTAAGTCTGACTTAAGCAATCAGCTATACAATCAGGTGGGCGATCAGCAAGAAGCTCAGATTGGAGCTTAGTGAACTTAATCATAATATTCAAGAGTCAATGTGCAATTAGCCGATACCTCTACCGGCTATCCTTATTATAAAGGCAACTAATCAAGAATAGGATTTTAGTGTGACACTAATTTAATTGGCACACTAGTTTTCCGTTTAGATTTTTTTTCTAATTTATAGTAATATTTAGATAAGTCGGGAAGCCTGACGATCTCTTGCAAAGCGGATCTGAAAGCTATACCTCTTGATAATATCAAGTTCGGGTTGGGCTTGATGAGAGTAAGGCAGGGCAGTCTTAAGAGTTCGACTGACCAATCTCCCGATCTTTCTTTATCTTAAAAATTATGCTTAAAATTATTGAACCAATTTTATTTGCCTTCCTTCGTGGGTCAGCAATAAAAAAACTCGCACTAGATATAGTACGAGCAATGGTTAAGAAGACTGATAATACGGTTGACGACAGGCTTTGCGATGCTTTAGAAAGAGCGCTATTTCCCGGTAGATAACTACTTTTTACCGCCTTTTTTCTTCTTCTTTTTCTTAGTTCCTGTTCCGTAGTGACCTGGCATTTTGGTGATGGGTGTAACTATTCATATGTTAAATTAAAAATCCTTAAAAATCCAGAAATGCATCGATTGACTTTTGTAAAATGTCCTAAATGCCAAAAAGTAACAAGACAAAAAGTTATTGACTCACAAAGAAATTCAAAAAAAACAATTGTTAGAAGAAGATTATGTATGGTTTGTGAACATAAATGGCATACTGTTCAAACACCAGAAAGAATAATAAATGATCGAAAAGCTGGCTATCTCAGAGCATCCTAGCTATCGTAAAGGCATGAGACTACAAATGCCTTGGTCTGGTTGGTTCAGTAACCAAGCTAAAAAAAGGAAAAAAGTAGAGCCTTGGGTTATGGCTGACGTATCCTATGAGGAAGAATTGCATATTGAGATAGTGCTTAGATCAATAGTTAATTACATTGATCCTGATGAAGTGCCAGATCTTATAAGTGCTTTATCAAAAGAAAATTATCGTCTTGTAAAAATTATTCAACAAGCTGGCGATCATATAGACAAAATTAACGCTAAATCTTCCTCTCCCAAAAATAAGCGCAATCTTTAGCCCACATACCTCCTGTAGCTTTGCCTTCTGGCATTCCTAGACCGCATTCAGCCTTAATAACTAAATGATGTATACAATCTATACATAATGGATGATCTCTGCTCATACACCTAGCATCTGCATATAAATATTCTGCTTCTATAAGGGCTGGTTCTAATTCTTTAGCAGTTAAAGGTAAATTTAACTTACCTGTTTTTGTTTTTATTTTTACACGCCAAACATTAGGTTTCTCTTCATATAGCACCATGCGTCCAGCATGATACCTAAGAGATGCCACTACTTAGTCCAAACTCTGCCGTCAATAGTTTCCCAATCATCTGGTGGTTTGCTAATCCATTGTCTTTGTCCATTTATAACCCTAAACACATGATTACCGCAACATACAAGCTCTCCTAAGTTGTTTTGCTGCTTCTTTTGCCTCTGATTCTGTCTCGAATAATCTACCGGCATAAACTTTTTGTCCATCAAAATACCAAGGTCTAAATTTTGCTGTAAGTCCATAATATATCGGGTTGACTCCGATTTGTCCTTTGCAGACTAAATGTGTGATATACAAGATTTATTTCTTTTCCCAACACTTAATTAATATTTTTAATTCTTTAATGCGCTTCTGCGCGGCTTCTATTTTTTCTTTTGTTTTCATTAGTAACCCAATTTTGCTTTTTGTATTGCTAATTTACAAAGTTCTGGCTTATATGAAATTCCTCGACCAACTGTTCGTATCCAATGTATGTTTTCTTTTAATACTCCATTTTTTCTGTATTTAACTAGAGAAGATTCTGATTTTAAACCCATCATATCGGCAGCAGTTAATTGCTGATAAAAACCTTTGCTTGCGTAGTATCTTCTTTTATAAGGATCAAAAGGATCGCTTTTTGGTTTTTCTTTTTCCTTTTCCATTGCTACAGCAATTTTGTCATGAAGTTTTAAAAGTTCTTTTATTAAAGGATTATCGTCAAATTTACATTTAGAACATTTATCAGCATTAGAAATTGATTGAAGTAATCCAACTTTAATGTGTCGCCATTCTCGATCATTTAAATCAATTTTCATTACTCAACTATCTCCCATTTACAATCTTTCCATCTTGCTTCTACATACTTAATAGCTTTCTTTTTGTTTTCTGCATAGGTTGTTAGCTTCATAGGGCAATTGCCAACGTTATTGACAATAAACCTATATTTTCTAGTTTTACTGTCTTTTTCTGCTCTAGTAACGCCCTCCATGTCAGGTGGCATATCTAGCATTTCTTTGTCGGGAAAGTTGTTTGATTTCATTGTTCTTGCGTGGGTTTGGTTAATGTTCTTGCGAGGGAGTGGATATATCAGGTTTCTGTAACCTGTTTAATTTCGTTTTGACTAAAATCTGCTATCGTCATTTTTTTTACTTTTTCAATTTCTATGTTGTGTTGATCAATTACAATCTGTATATTTTCGTCAACCCAATCACTTCTTAAACCACATTTATGATCATCTTTATATTCAATCAAATGATCATAACCTCTAATATTATGATCTAATTTTTCTTCTAATTTATCTATTTTGTTTGCTTTTAATTTTTCTAATATTTTTTCGTCTTCAGTAGACATTAGTTTTGCTCCATTAACTCACTTATTGTTAACATATGCGCCTTTTGCTGTATTGCCTCATATGTACTTTTTCCTAATTTCTTAACTAATAAATTAGAAAGTGTTTCCTCATATTTGTTCTTGTAAGAAGTCTTTTGTTCTTGCTGCATATCTAATATTCTGATGAATTGATTGCAAATATTTATCTTTTTATTAACCTTATGCAGCCAAGTATTGTTTTCTATAGAAGGTGCTTCTTTTTTTACCCTTCTCTCCATAAAATTCATTTCATCAACAGCAATCCTTAGTTCATCTCTAAGAACTGTTTGTTGATCTGGTGTTAATTCATTAATCTTATCGACATGAATTATTTGATCTAGACTTATGCTTTTATAAAAAGCGGACATGGTGTAATTACAAGATTTATACATTTATTTTAGCTTAAATGATAATAAAGTTTAAAAAAAGGGGCTAAATGCCCCTATATGTTTAGAAAGGAATAATATCCTCTGTTGGATCTACAGTTCTAGGTGCTGGAGTAGAACTTGTAACACCGGATTCTTTTTCTTCTATAGCCTTTAGTGTTTTGTAGTCTGGCTCTAGATTAATAGATAGATACTGTAGGCCACTCTTAGATGTATTAATATAAGCACTAGCTCTTACAGTAACAGCGCCTTCTGGATGGTAGTCAGTAACTTCTGGTTCTGCTTTCTGCAAATAATTAACCATTTTTACAATGTCCATTTGCGTTACTTGCATAGTTCCATTGTATTGTGGATACTTTTTGCTAGGGTCATACTTATCGCCATATCTAGCCTTAAGGCTATCTTCTGTGGCTTTAAAAAGTGCAAGGTTTACTTTAAATTCCATAATTAAGTAATTGGATTAGATTGACGTTTAGCTAATTCGAGAGCCTCTATATCAGCTAACTTATAGAGGATTTTTCCGTTGATCATGATGTAATCAGGGGGTTTGCCCTCCATCCTCCATCGTGCAACAGAATTGACATGAACTCGCCATCGTTTAGCTAGTTCAGCCGGTGTTAAAAACTGATCATTACATTCCGTGGTCATCTAAAGTCTCCTTTACTGTCTCAGGTGTAACGTCTAAAGGTTGTATGTCTACAACCTCTTCGCTGGTCTGTACTCCTAACAATAGGTCAGGAATATATTGTCTGCCAAAAAATGTTGCGGCGCGGTTCTTCAACATTAATTCCGGCATTGATGTATATTTCGGGTTTTTAGTCCAGCCTTCTAACCTAGCCATCTTCATAGATACCGCTGTGCCTTTTATTAACTTTTGATCTGCTATCCTTTTTGCAATACATTGCACTTCAAGTGTTTCGCCTTCTCCTTTGACAAGATAATCAAAGTTTTCAAATCTACCGCAGCCCATAATTTGACTACATATAAATTGTGCTGACCATGTAGGTGTACCATGAATAATATTTAAATTTTGCATAACAGTTAAAGGGCTAAGATTCATTCTTTTACTCATTTCCAATGCCACCAAACAATTAGGTAATCCTTTTTGTCCTCGATAGCTAATAGGAACTAAATTAGATTCGCATAAACTTTTTGCTTGCCTTTGTGCAAACTCAAAAGAATCTGTGTTCTTGTAGATAGAAGATTCGCCTTCTAGTGATTGTGTTGTGATTTCTGAAGTCATTAGTAAAGTTCTACCTCCTCGTGTTCTGGTTGTTGTTCTTTCTTATCGATCATCCAAGGTGGAAGACCAATAGAAGTTATTTCTGGTGTATAGTCTGGAAACTCATTAGACACCATTGCAGTTTGTATTTCTGGCATAAGTTGATCTAGTTCTTTCATTGCAAAGTTAATCATGTCTCGATCTGCTCTATAAACTCCAACACAAAAAGGTGGTGTCTTTTCTATTGCAATAAAAATAAAATCATATGTATCTAAGCCAAGTTTCTGTAATCCTCTTAAATACCAACCAAGCTGTAGATGGTAGCCCCAGTTTGCAATAGACTTTTGAAATCCTCTAGGACTTGCATCTGTTGTAGTTTTTAAATCAACAACAATTTCTCCATCATTAGATATCCAATCTGGCCTACATTTACCCTTAATTGTGCCTAAATCATCCCAAAAATAGCTTAATTCTGTTTGTCCTTTGATATCGTAGATTAATTTTGCTGGGCTATCCATGAAAGATTTCTCCATTTCATACAGATTGTTGCCAAGCTCAGAATCAATAATAATTTTACTTTGGTGTTCTTGCGCCCATTCTTTACCAGCTTTTGTATTAAGTCGCATATCTGCTGGTTTAATAACAAAGTCAGTATCAAACTTATCTCGTTCTAAAAAGAATGCATGAACAGCAGTACCATCTGCCATTGCTTTAGTTTGTTTTACTAAATCATGAGTCAAACTATACTCAAACTGTTTTCTGTTCTTCTTAAACGTGCGGATGTTAGTAGAAGATAAATGTGTTTTTCTGCCGTGATATTCGGCGTTAGTAATAATTTCTGGTTTATACATTGTCTATCCTATCCTTCCAATTGTTAAAGCCATCATCATGTAGCTTGTCTCCCCAACTGAGGAAAGTATCAAGCTCATCGCAATCACAAATTTGTTTTAGCAAGTCGCTAGTCATTATTTTGTATAATTCTATTTCTCCAAATCTTTGATAACCACTATCCACAGCAGAGCAAAAACCTTTGTAATTATCTGTTCTTACATGAAGTAATAAACGATCTACTAATTCTGATTTTGTAAATGACATTACTCGTACCACTCCACACCTAGATTATTTTTTTTAAGCCATTCTTTATTAGTAACAACTTCATTCATAATGCATCTAGAGATGATCATGTCAGTTCTATTTCCATTAAATTGTTTTCTTGTTGTTTCTTTAAGTAGCTCTTTGTCGCCATTAAGAATTTTTTGTATAGTGTGATTCCACTTGATTGCTACAGATCTTTGCATAAGATCTTTTGCATCTTCTAAATCATTTCTATCAGCACAAGTAAGAGATTCTTCTAGTAAAACTTGTGCCAGTTTTTCTCGTTGTTCCTCGTTCATTTTTTTGCCTCGTTATTTTCTTTGCAAAATCTTTTAACAGCTTCTTGTCTTGTAAGACCTTCTGCTTGATATTCTTTTAAAACTTCTTCTATAGATGAGAAAAAACAACGAGTCGTAGGACTGTTTGCAATTTCTTGACTGTAATCGTTTTCCATAAAAAACTTGACTTCTTATATAACATCATATATCATTTGATAACAATTGTCAACATAATGCAACTCAGGGATTATCAAACAAAAGCAATATCTGATTTGAGGTCGTCCTTTAAACAAGGCAACAAATCTCCTCTTCTTGTAATGCCTACAGGATCAGGTAAGACTGTTGTCTTTGCAGAAATATCTAAAGCACTAGAATCTAATAAGAAAAATGTATTAATACTTGTACATAGAAAAGAGTTAGTTGATCAAGCTTCTGACAAATTAGAATATGTAGATGTTTATCATGGCATCATCGCATCAGGTTATAAAGGTCAAGAAACTAATATACAAGTTGCATCAGTACAAACTTTAGTTAGAAGATTAGAAACTATTGATTACAAACCAGATTATCTAATAATTGATGAAGCGCATCACGCAGCCGCTGGCACTTGGCAGAAAATTATAAACCACTATAAAAACACTTACAAAATAGGTTGTACTGCAACACCAGAGAGATTAGATGGAAAAGGTCTTGGAGATTATTTTGACGATATGATTTTAGGGCCGGGTACTGCAACTCTTATTGAACAAGGTTATTTAGCGCCATATAAGGTATATGCACCGCCTTTTAAGGTTAATTTAGACAAAATAACAACTAAAAGAGGAGATTATGCAAAGGGAGAACTAGTAGAAGAGATGAATAAGACATCTATCATTGGCGATGCAGTAGAACAATATAAAAAACACGCTGATGGTTTACCAGCTATTGCATTCTGTGTTTCTATAAAACACGCAGAAGATGTTAAAAATAAATTTCTCGAAGCTGGTTATAAAGCAGCAATTGTTCATGGCGAGATGAAAACAACAGAACGTGATGAAGCAATAAAAGGTTTGGCTAATGGTTCTGTACAAGTATTAACTTCTGTGGATGTAATCAGCGAAGGAACTGATGTTCCAGTAGTTGCAGCCGCTATTCTTCTTCGTCCGACACAATCTCTTGCTTTATATCTACAACAAGTAGGAAGGATTCTTAGGCCGCAAGCAAATAAAACAGCAATAATATTAGATCATGTCAACAGCACCAGAACTCATGGATTTGTTGATGATGAAAGACAATGGGATCTTAATCCAATAACAAAAACAACAAGAAAAGGTGTTAAGGCAGTAGGCGTAGAAACTTGCAAGCAATGTTTTGCTACCTACAAACCACAACCAGTATGTCCAGTATGTGGTTACAAAGCAGAAACTAAGGAGAGGCTATTACTAACAGAAGAAGGAGAACTAGAACTACTAAACAAAGAAAAAGAACCACAAACTTTAAAAAACAACTATAAAGATTCTATCTATGCCAGCAAACAATTTAACGATAAGATAACAAGAGAATTTAATAAAATAAATCGTAAATCTAAGATAATATTTAAAACAGATAAAAATTGGCTTACAAGTAATAAGTTTGATAAGAAAGCAGATAAAGAAGTAAACGTTGGAGACAATGTTGTTTTTTATGAAGGTATGAATAATCAGAGATATGGAATTGTTGTTGGATTTGTAGATAAAGGTAAAAAACTTGGTCGTACATATCCTTATACCGTTCCTCCTATACCAGATAGATATAAAGAAATGAACTATAGCTATGCAAATCCAGAAATAGTTAAAGAAGGTGTTAGCTTTGGCGAATTAACAGATATAAAAGAAAATAAGCAGATTTTAAATAAAATAGTATTTCTTGGAAAAAGATTTCAACCCTATGTTAATTTGCAACATCCAGAATTTGTTTTTGCTACAGATAAATTATATTTAAAAAGAACCAGACAAAATGATGGATATATTCATAAAGGTTATACATTGGTTCTACTTACAGATAAGGGTATAGAAGAATATGAGCCTTCTTATAAAACAGGTAGTAATCCATTACCAACAATAAATTTTAAGCAAGCACTAAAAGTAAGACAGCAAATAAGAGATATAAAACCAGATAAGTTCTTGATAGAAAAATTTATTAAGATCTGTCGTGATGCAAGTTTTAGAGTTAGTTACAACGCAGATTGGATTTACAGAAATGTTTGTGCTAAGAAATTCATAGACACAATGCAGAAAAAAGGAGAGTTAAGAGATTGCAAAACTGTAGAAGAATTTGAGGCAGTAGCCATAAAACATGGATACAAAAAAGGTTGGGGATACTATCAATGGCAGTTAAGGAATAAAAAAAGATGAGAAAAAATTTAGCAGATCTTAGAGGTCAATTAGTAGTTTGGATGGGCTGGGAGACTAATTCTCGACACAAAAATACATGGACTTGTATTTCTAAAGCTACTGTTACTCCTTGGGATTATAAAACTCCAATACAAAAATCTTTTACAAAAAATTTAACTAAAGTAGATCATTTTTGGCTTATTAGTAATTATTCTGATGAATATCATCATCAAAATAATCAATATGAAAAACTTGGAGGAATAGGAATTGTTAAGTCATATATGAGAAAAGATGGATCAATTGATTACACAATAAAAAAACCAGATGAACCAAAATTATATTGCATTGAAGGTTTTATAGATCGTTTTAATGAAACTTTTAAAAATATAAAAGATGAAGAAAGAATAAAAGAATTATCTTTTGTAAAAGAACTTTTAGATACACATTCAAAACAAAATCCTACAATTTATTCAATGTTAATGGAGCGTGATGAATTCAAAAAAAGTATTTCTGATGAATTAGCTTTTGTAAAATCAAGTTATGAAGCTACAAATAAAGCATTAAAAACAGTCAAGATGAATGGTAAATGCAAAAAGTTAGATCTTTTAAGAGTAAAAAAACAAATTAAACCAAAATCAAAAGGATTTTAATAATTATGAAAAACTCTGCTATTTTATTATTAGATTTTATAATCTCAACTTTGTCTAATTCAGAGACAAAAATTCAACAAGAAATTCGATTAGCTCTTGGACAACGATCTGATTTGCGCTTATTTCGCAACGAAACTGGAAAACTTCCAGATCCTAGAACAGGCAGATGGGTTCAGTTTGGATTGGCAAAGGGTAGTTCTGACCTTATTGGTTTTAAGACTGTCAAGATTACTCCTGAGATGATAGGACAAGAAGTTGCTCAGTTTGTTTCTATTGAAATTAAAACAGAACGTGGCAAACTGACAGATGTACAACAAAATTGGCTTCAAAAGGTAAAGAGTTCTGGCGGCATTGTCGGCGTTGCTCGTACCGTTAAAGATGCCTTGCAAATTTTAAAAGTCTAACAAGGCTTTTTTTTATCCCTTACACTTATGCTTGCTTTAAATTTAGATCGCAATGAATGGCGATCCTTTCTTGACATCCTCGGAAAAGATATAAAAACAGTTAGGCTTAGATCCTTTTTTCCAAAAGGGCATCCACTAAAAGCTACAGATCATGGAAAGAAATCTCATGCTGATGGAGAATGGATTCATAGAATGCAATCAGAAGGTCGTGGTGTTTATATAGTTGTTAATGATGGCGGCGATACCGATAGTGAAATAACTGCTTGCCGAGCGTTTTTTTGTGAATGGGATGATAGACCAAAGGAAGAACAAATTAATGCCTACAAAGAATTAGGACTCCCCGAACCTACCCTTCAAATAGATACTGGAGGTAAATCTATACATAACTATTGGGTACTTAAAAAAGTTATAGACCCTAAAACTTGGAAACCTATTCAAGAAAGATTATTAGATCATGCAGATGCCGATAGAGCTTTAAAAAATCCTTCAAGAGTTATGCGTTTAGCTGGAACTTTTCATATGAAAGATAATGGAAAGCAAGGCGGTATGACAAAAATTATTCATAACTCAAATAAAAAATATTCTTACAAAGAGATTGAATCTTGTTTGCCAACATTAAAACAACATGAACGTGTTAAAAATTCTGTTTCTTTCGATGAGTTTGAAAAAGCACCAATAGAAGTTGTTGAAAAAGCATTATTCTGCATACCACCAAGAAAACCTAATACAAACACTTACCATATGTATCGAAATATTTTATGGGGTCTTATAAAAGCTTGCGAAGATGCAGGGAAATCTGCGGCAGATGCTGTACAAATGATGAAAACTCATTCTCCAGAATGGGGAGGTATAGAACAAGTTGCTTATTCTGGCGGTTCACAGATAAATGCTGGATCTTTTTGGTATTTTGCAAAAGAAAATGGATTTATTATTCCAAAAGTAATAAAAACCTTTAATCCAGAAAATCCAAAAGAAGAAGTAACAATAACTATAGATAAAATGCAAAAAATTGATGCTAATGAATTATTAGCAGAACTTGAAAGCATACCGAAAGAAAGTCCTAATGCATTTAGATATAATGTATATACTCAGCAAATACAACTTGGAACTGGCGAGAATGCAAAAATATGTGAGGGTAAAAGATCAATTGAAAGATATTATTTAGAACTTGCAAGGCAAAACAAGCGAGTAAGTAAAGACGTTGCTTTTGACGTAGTAGTTCAAGTCGCAAGGCAAAATGAATATAATCCAGTAACTGATTATTTAGATCATGTAAGTAAAAATGTAGCACCAGCTTACATAGATAGATTAGCTACTAAATATTTAAGACCAGAAGATGAAAAGTTTGATAAACCAACTCTATATGATGAAATGCTACGCAAAACTCTTATTGCCGCAGTAGCAAGAGCATACGATGAAGGCTGTAAATTTGATAATGCTTGTGTAATTATTGGAGATCAAGGCGCAAGAAAATCTACATTTTGGTCAGTTCTTGGAGGGGAGTTTTTTAGCGATGCATTACGAGACATAAATGGGAAAGATTCGCTTCAAGTCCTTAGTTCCGCATGGATTATGGAATGGGCTGAATTGGAAGCGATCACAAACAAAAAAATGGCTGGAGATATAAAATCTTTTCTTTCACAATCAACTGATGTTTATCGTGTTCCATATGGCAAAGTTGCAGAAAAATTTAAACGTAGAGGAATTATTGTGGGAACTAGTAATCGTCAAGATGGATTTCTAGTTGATGAAACAGGGAATCGCCGCTTTTGGTGCGTAGTTACGACAAAAACGATAGACAATCCAATAGATTGTGAAGCATTACTTGATCAAAGGGATGCTATATGGAGTGCCGCCTGTGCTTTATATGATCATGGCAAAGGAGAAAATTTATTATTAAGCAAAGAAAATCAAATTACTGTTAATGAGGAAAACAAACAATATATAATCGATAACCCTTGGAAAACTGTTATTCAAGATTATGTTCAAAGAAATAATGGCAGAGAACTAACCACAGAACTTGTTCTAACTGAGGCAATAGAAAAACCTGTAGAACGACAAAATAGATATGATCAAATGCAATGCGCCAATATTTTAAAAGAATTAGGCTTTGAAAAACGGCGTAGAGGAGGTAGGGCTGGTCGCAAATGGGTCTACATTCGAGACTTGGAACGTGTCTAGACCTGTGTACCTACCTAGCCGAGGTATGGACACGTTGAAAATGACCGCAGCCCAACTTATTTCAGCCGTGTCTATACTTACCCTACCTTTTTATATATATTATATATTTTTATATATAAAGAGCGTTATAGGGGCATATATGGCTATATAGCGGATAAAAACGTAAAAAAAAGGAAAGTGTTAGAACCGGTATGGTAGGTAGGGCATGGTAGGGTGCAGTCTCATCGCGTTCTTGCGCCATTATGGTTTAGTGCGATAATACAAGCAGTTCTTGCAGGGTTATAGTTTATGCTTTCAATAAAATTTGATGCAAGTAAGTTTACTAATAAACTTAAGGGAATAGAATTAGCGGCACTTCCAGAAGCGCAGAAAAAATCACTTTATAAATTTGGTTTTTTGAATAAAAAAAAGATGATGCCATATATGTCTAGAATTTTTGAGAACCCTGTACCGTTAACCTTAAGCTCTGTTCTATACAAAGTAGAAAATGAAGACTCAATGTTTTTCTTTATAAAAAGCATTAGAGGAAAAGGTAATAGCCCAAGAAAATATTTAGCACCAGTTGAAAAAAGAGTTGCTGGTGGATTAGCACCGGCATATGAAACTAAATTTAGTTATTGGCTTAGAAATTATTCTGGCCTTGGTTTAAGCAACAGATATCCTATTCCAGTTTTAAAAAGTGATGCCGTTGAGCCTAATAAATATGGCACAGGTATGAAAGCTTCGCAATATTCCAAAGTTAAAGCTGGCCTAATTAAGTCAAAAGGTAGTGGAAAAATTACAGGTAATCAATATAGATATTTTGCAGTTCCATCTAATGGTAAAAGGCCAACGAATAATTTAGCCGATGGTATTTATCGTGTAAAGGGAGGTAATATTGGTTTACTATTTACACTTGCAAAAAGAAGACCACAAGTTGCTAGAAAATTTGAATTTTTTGATCAAACTAAAAGACATCTTGATAAAGATATGCCTTACATTTTTAAAAGTGAATTAAGAAAATCACTTGCAAAGATTAGATGATATATGTAAACTGATTTACATATACTTTATTTTACACCTTATGACCGACATCAATTTTCCCCTCGAAGAAAAACTCGCCGCAGAGATAGTTAGGGCGAGTCGAGCGTACTACATAGGAAAACCTATTATGTCTGATGATCTCTTTGACGAACTTTGTAATAAATTGCATAGTGTAAATCCTAATCATAAAGTGTTTGGCAAACCCTTTGGAGGGGATAGTTTATTATCTTTAGATAATTGCCGTTTAGAAGAATGGTATCGTGGAATTCGTAAAAATACACCACTTGTAATAGAACCAAAAATAGATGGCGTTGCACTTGCTCTTGTATACCAATCAGGCGAACTACAAAGAGCATATACAAGATCTGGTAGAGATGTAACAAGATATGCATTAGAAGTCCCTGACATCCCTTTAACAGTTCCAAGGTATGGAAAATTTACTGTTAGAGGAGAGTTATATGCATTCAATGAACACGCACCTAAGTCACAAAGGATAGCCGCTGCACAGCTTCGTAGAATACAACCAGAGTGCCACTTGCTAAGTTTTGTAGCGTTTCAAATATTAAATAGTCAGAATGATCACAAGGATAATCTTAAGGAGCTTACTAAGCTAGATTTTCGTGTTGTTCCTTATGTAGAAGCTAATACCTATGACGAGATAAAAAAATGTCATAATGATTGGCTAGATGGTAGATTCTTTGAATCTAATTATTTTACTTTCTTACCAACAGACGGAATAGTAGTAAAAATAAATAGCAGATCTATACAAAAACAACTAGGACAATCTACAAGGTGTCCACTTTGGGCTGTTGCGCTCAAAGGTTAGTAGTAATATTTAAATTGTAAACATTACACCTTACACCAAATGTCAAATTCTTATGTATCAGGATGCGGCGCAACTGTCGAAATTATGGAAGGTTGCGAAGCTGCCTTTGATCTACGTCTTACAATAGAAGAGATCAAAATTGTTCTTATGGGTCTTAAAAAGAGACAGAGGAGAGCAAAAACAGAAAAGACTATTAACAAGTTTCAACTTAAGATTGATGAGCTAGAAGATTTACTAGCTAACTTGCCAGAGAAAGCACCTTGGCAAAGAGAATCAGATACAGGTTTATATAACTAGGAGGATGGTGATGAAATTTTATAAAGTAAAAATGATTCAAGAGTACATTGAAACTTATGTTGTTGAAGCAAATTCTGAACAAGAAGCTGTTCAATGTACTTATGAGGATTATCTTGATCCTAGTAGTACAAAAGCTGGCGATTCTAGGGTAAAAACAGTTGAGGTTATAAATGAAACCAACTAACGATTACGAGGCATACATTCTTGCTATACGTTTAGCTCTTACTGCCTCAACAGAAGAGAAAGCACAAGAATGTATAGATATAGCTGAAGCTATTGGCCAGACACTCCCCGAATCATTTAAAACAAAATGTCGCCAAAATATAGAACAATCATTACAGGAGTTAGAGCAATGCAAATAGGAAAAGATTCATCATTATCACTTAATGAACTTAAGGGTGCATTACTTATGAATGAACATAATGAAGAATTTCGTATTCACGATTTTTATGTAAATTTAGATGATGCAACTAAAGTTATGGTTTCTTTAGAGAAATCTGACGTTTATGGCGATTTTGAAATGTACTCATGTGGAGTTGAGCTTTCATCATTAAAAAAATGGTCAATCCAGTTACAAAGAGGCTTTTCAAATGATTAATGTTCCTATTACTTTTGATGAGAAATATGAATTCATCAAACTCTATGACATACTCAGAGACATGGACTTTGAGTTAACTGATAAACAACAATCAGTTTTTGAAAAAATAGAATCAGCTACAATCGGAGATCAATTTGTATCTCCACAATTTAAATTAAAAAAAAAGGAGGCATTATGACCAACATTCAAACCAACATAAGAGATCTTAAAAAACAACTAGAAGATCTACAATCAATCACCAATGCAAACATTGCAAGGTTACAGATACATTTAGATATTGTATCTAGTTCAAGGTTCGGGGAGTTGTCATATAAAGATCAGTTAAATCATCGAGAAGCACTTTCAGATTATGGTTTTGATATAAGAAACTATATTCGAGATAATGTTTCTAAAATTGATAAAATTGCTTTCGATATTTTTTTATTAACGCGACATAATCGTGAAGCCAAGTATGAATTAGAGATGCTTGCTGATATTGAACATTTCCGATCAACTAATACACCGGCAAAAGATATTCCTTTTTGTGTGTTTAAGGCAATGATTGCTGATAAAGGTATTCCTGTTGATGATCGCAACAAGTTAATTAAAGATAGAGGCGACAAAAGATTTAAGGAGTTGTTATGACAGAAAATAAAAAAATGCCAGCTTGGCAACAAAAAAACTTGGAGGCGTATCTCGATATTGCCTTCAAGAATGAAAAACTTGACCGACATAAGGTCGATTTTATAAGGCGATTCTGTGACAATCCAGAGAGACTTATAAAAAAATATCCTTTAATAAAAAAAGGTTATATAAAATGATGCCAAAAGGAAAGTATTACGAATATCAAGTAAAAAAAGCCGCGCTTGATGATGACTTATTAGCTGGTCATATTAATGAAACACAATATCAAAGAGAATCATTAGACCTTGACTTGAAGTACGAAGGCTACATTACTCCAAAAAACGATGTCTGATATAGCGCATCAAAAACGCATCAAAGACAAGATGGCAAAAGAGGATGCTTGGAACCTATTCGGGGAGTGGTGGAAAGACATTGATATAGACATTAAAAAATCTATCGTCAAACCGATAGATTACAGGACAGCATCAAATCTTATAAAAAGATATGAGTGGCTTCAATGTATGCCAGCTATGGTCAAATATTGTTTCGGGATTTATTTCGATGGCAACCTTGGCGGCGCTGTGGTCTACAGCACCGAATACAGCGAGAACCTTGGTACATGGGATAAATACGATTATACCGGAAAAATAATTCTTTTATCGCGCGGTGCTTGTGTGCATTGGTCGCATCCACATAGTGCATCTAAGCTTATTACAAGCTCTATGAAGATGCTTCCAGAGGAGTACAAGGTTGTAACAGCAACAGTAGATGAACACGCTGGAGAGATCGGAACAATATATCAAGCGTGTAATTTTTACTACATTGGCTCAATGCGTGAAAATAATCCTAATGTTAATAGCCGCGATAATGATCGTTTTGGCGTTGAGATAAATGGCAAACTTTTTACAAATAGATCTATGCGTCAAAAGGTAGGTAGCGAAAAAAAAGAAGATATTTTACGATGCTATCCAAATGCAAAATTTGTACCTCAAGCATCAAAAAAAAGATATTTCTATTTTTTAGGAAATAAAAAAGAAAAAAAATATTATAAAAGCAAAATAGAAAAATATATTAAACCATATCCAAAACGATGAAGTTCTTGCAAGGGTCTGGTCTATATCACACAAAGTTCTTGCGGTATATCGGTTTAGGTGGTGCAGTTCTTGCAAGGTATTGGTATATAGTGCGCTAAATTACGGCGACTTTTCGGTTTAGGGTCAAAAAAGGTGCTGTTCTTGCAAGGTAATGGTTATAAGCCCTTGGTATCACAGGCTTTTTCGGGTTTTCTCACACACAAAAAATCACACAAAAAATGCCAAAAACGTAGTCATAGCAAGGGATCTCGGCGATTTTACATACAATTTTTGTTATATGGTTAAAAAATTTAATTTTAGAATTTTTAAAAACTCAATTAATGCTTATTGAGAATAATTCTCAATAAATAAATAATGGTTTTAAAAATATTTTTTTGCATCAAAAAATAAATAATAATTTTTTGATAATTTCTAAAATTAAAAATATTTTTTAACCGGCCGCAAAATATGCGCCGCTCTAAAATTACTTTTTATATATATTTTATTGTCTACCCGGCCAATTAAAAAAGCGGCATATTATGCCGCGAAATTAAGGCCGATATAATGCAAAATTAAAAATGAAAAATTATCTTTTTTTTAAACTATGGAATTAAAAAAAGTCGGCTATTGTTACGCCTCAATTAATCAACTTAGGTTAATACTTGATAATTATTTTAATGAGTATCAAGATAATTATTTTTATATATTTAATGTAGAAACAAATAAAGGCATTAACTACCAATTAATAATTAATAGAAAAAAAATAAATTTTGATTTTGATAAACAAGTTTATTTTAGTATTTTTGGATATAACGCCGGCGCGCTCGCAAAATTTCAACAACATACAAATATAAGCGCCTTATCAATTCGCGAATATGACGCGATAAAAGGCGGCGCGCCTTATCAAGTTTTTAAAAGTGAGGTTTAAACAAATGAAAAAAGAAACAAAAAAAGACGCGCTTATAAATTTAAGCTTATTATTTTTTATGAAAAATAATACTAGCGATAAAAATTTAAAAGAATTAGCCGCGCATTTAATCGGCGAAATAATAGCCGGCCATAAATTAACCGATAATGATATTTTAAAAGTTTATAAAAAATTAAATCAATTTATAGATAGTTTTGATAATGAATAAAATTATTATGCTTATAGGCGCGCCCGCGTCCGGTAAGACTACCGCCGCGCCAAAAATAGCCGCCAAACATCAAAACGCGGTTATTTTATCGACTGATAAAATGCGCGCCGAGTTATACGGCGCGGAACATATACAAGGAAATTGGCAAGATATAGAGGCGGTCTTATATGATCGCATTAAAGACGCTATAAAGGCCGATAAAAATATTATTTTAGATAGTACACATTTTAAAAAAGAATACCGCGCTAAGATTATTAAAAATTTCGCTAAATATACAGATATAAGCGCTTATTACTTTAATTATCCATTTAGCGTTATTTATAAGCGAAATAAAGAGCGCGCGCGCGTGGTTCCGTTTAATGTATTAACCGCTATTTATAAAGAGTTAAAAAAAGCGCCGCCGACACTAGCCGAAGGATTCAAAAGCATAACTAATATATGTGCCGGGTTAAAAAGTGTCCACTAAGACGCGACATTTAAAAATAAAAATGTAATTATATAAATAGTTACACATTACACCATGTCAACTAATTTCTTAAAACTTGCTTGTTTTACAGTCATTTTCGGCCTTATCGCTTCAACTGGTTTAAACATTTTTAACACTTTAAACACCTACCAATTAGAGCGCATAGAGGCAATTAATACAGTATTACAAGATAGCTAAACACTAAACAACATATAAAAGGCGCTTAATAAGCGCTTTTTTTTTGCGCTCTTATAGACTCCCCGACCCGGCCAATAATAAAAGTGTCATATATAGGCGCGACATATAAAAAGCGCGCCTTTATTGTTAATAAGTACACTTTACAATTTATTTTTTAAATGTCTTTAAGTTACACATTAAACCAACAAAAAAAAGCGCCGCGTATGTCTAGCCGCTCTAAGATGGCTGTTTTAAATCTTTTATATCAAAAGGTTAACGATTTAAAAGAGTTTAGCCACGTTGACGCGGTCGGCGCGCCTACTACCGGCGAATATCTAACAATTATCAACTTTATTAAAAGGAACTTTTAAACATGGCTTTTATTTCTCAAGAAGATAAAAAAACACTAGCGCCGGCCATTAAGGCGGTTTTTAAAAAATACGGCCTTAAGGGAACTATTTCAATTAAGAATCATATGACGTTATGTGCTAACGTCAGCGCCGGCCGCCTCGATTTATTAGGCGCGGCCGCCGCCGTTAGTAGTCTAAGAAGTAGCGGTTATTATCAAGCTAACGCCTACCGGCCAACTAATGAAAAATATAAAGATATTAACATCGATATCTTTAATTTTTATGAGGATCTAAAAAAAGCTATGAAAGGCGCTTTATGGTTCGATAAGTCGGACATTATGACCGATTATTTTCATACGGCCTACTTTTTAGATATAAATATCGGCCGATGGGATAAACCTTATCAATTAACAACTTAATTTTTTATTACACCTTAACGGCGCTTAAATGCGCCTTTTTTATTTTTATGTACTCTAATTCTATTAAAAGGCGCTTAAATACGCCTAACGACATTAAAAAGCTTTTTAATGATTATTCGCTAAGTATTAGCGGATTAATGACCGGCGCAACAAGTAACGCCAAAATATCAAAAAATTTAAGCGCCGCGATGCCGCCGGCGGTCATTCTGCACCATCTACCAGATAAGCAGATAAGCGCCGTTATTAATTCAGATAACGCGGCCGACACTATAAACCGCCAATACATCGCGGAATTATCGGAATTATCAAAAAAATTTAATTTAACTAATAAATTAAAAAACTATACCGGTTGCGCTTATAGTTCGGCCGGCTGTCGCCGCTCTTGTTTGGTATTCTCCGGACGGTCTAACATTTTTAAGGCGGTTCAATATGCGCGCGGCCGCCGTACTTTGGCGGCTATCGATAGGCCGACCGCCTACGCGCGCGGCCTTATTTATTCAATAGCGCATCACTATAAAAAGGCCGGCGGCGCTCTTAGTGTTCGATTAAAGGGAACTGACGAAAATAACATACATTTTAAAAAAATTAACTTATCAGTTAATGAAATAAATAATATAAATTCTTACTATGGGTTAAATATTATTTATTCAGATAAACCGCGCGTAATATCTGAAATTTTTAAGAATGATTCAATTATCTGGTATGAATACAGTAAAGCGCCGTTAAGCTATTTAAACCGATTAAAGGCGTTAGGCGTTGACGTTACCGCGTCATTAGTAGCCGATAGGCCGACCGGCGCGGCCGATGCAATAAGCGCGATTAATGCCGGCTATCGTTTGGCGGTTCCGGTTACCTTAGATAAGGCCGACCGGATACCGCGCCGCGTTATTATCTCGGACAATACCGGCCGCCGCGTTGACCTACCGGCGCGCAGTTTTGATAACTCGGATTATAGGCCGGCGGATCCGCAAAAATGCGCCGGCATTCTTAAAGCAAAAAAAAGCGCCGGCGGCGACATTTTAAGCGCCTTTTTTGTAGCTGATAAGATAGGCCGCCAACATATCGGCGGCGGCTCTATTGAATTAATTTATTAAACCTTATTTTTATTTTTTGTTATGACTTTTAACCCTAAAATCTTACCGCTAACAAATCAAGATTTAAAAGAAGTTAGTATTAATTATTTAAAATCAATCGTTAAAAATAGCGATGATAACCAACTAATAATAAAATGCCTTAAAGAAATTAAGCGCCGTAATACGCGCCGGCCGATTAATTAAATAATTTAAGGCGGCATAATTAGCCGCCTTTTTTTTGCGCTTTATAGCGCTTTTTTTATGCCTATTATTAGCAATAATAAATATAATTAAATAATGTCTATAAGTGGCCGTAATGACGCTATAAGGCGGCCTTTTTTGTTGTTAGATATGTTAGGCCATAAAACAATTTTTAACGGCCTTAAACGGCCATAAACTAGCAACTTATAAAGATATTTTTATATTATTTATTTGTTTATATCTTAGCGCCAAAAATAGCGGCCTTAATTGTTAATTATATGCTAATAATTAGCGGCATTAATTGTTAACAATAGCCGCAAAAATAACACATAAAAATATAAACAATTCGCCGCAAAATATGCCGGCTAAAATAATATTTTATAAAAATTATTAGCGGCCTTAAAAATATTTAAGCGTTATACATTTTTTGCTAAGTATAATTAATTAGGTTCTTTTTTCTTGTCTCGCTGCGATGTTTTTCAGATCGCAAAATATATGTAGGCACAAAAAATTTACAGTATTTACATTTGCGCTATATTAGATGTGTGGTATTTACTCAAACCCTAGTAAAAATGCGGTATTATACCATATATTTACATTTACGCTATTGTAAATAAAAACATTTACAGTTCTATGGCATTAATCACCAGAAAACAAGCAGCAGAGGAGATGGGAGTTACTATCCAAGCTGTATATATGGCTATAAAACAAGGCAGACTAACGGCTATTAAAGATAATCAAGGCAAGATTGTTATTAACTCAGATACGATGAAAGATGAGTGGGCTAAAAGAAGTGAGCCTAAATTAATTAAAAAAATTGAACATAAAACATATAAATCTTCACAATCTGAAACTGAATATCCAGAGTATGGCGAAAGTAAGGCTAGAACAGAGCATTTAAAAGCAGAGTTATTAGAGCTTGAGCGTAAAGAAAAAGAAAAAAGTCTTGTTCCAGTAGAAGAAGTAAACAATACTTGGCAAAAGATTATTACTAATACAAGAAATAAAATGTTAGGTGTTGCATCAAAGGCGCAGCAAAGATTGCCTGATTTAGATAACAGCGCAGTTAGTTGTATTGACGACATTGTTAGAGAAGCTTTAGAAGAATTATCTGTTGCATGAGTGAAATAATAAATTGGTTAAATAATAGAGAATTTCAACATGGCGATTATTTAGGTGATCTTTGTCGTAATAATCATCAATATAGAAATACTGGCAAATCAGTTAGATGCAAACCTACTGATAGAAAGAATGGTAAATGTGTTTGTTGTAAAAAAATACAAACTCATAAACACTATTTAAAAAATAAAAATTATTATAAAAATAAAGCTATTAATTGGAATCAAACTTTAGAAGGCAGAATATATAGTCGAGAGGCAAGTAGAAGACAAAAATTTAAAGACAGTTTGAATCATGCAGAAAAAATTTTCCACAAAAATATTATTGCTAGAGTTAATACATTTAATAATAAATGTGCGTATTGCGGTATTAAATTAGAAATATTAGATAGAAGTCACCAAAATAGTTTAGAAATAGATCACGTTATTCCCAAGAAAAATAATGGCAGTCATTGTTTGGCGAATATCGTACCTTCTTGTCGTTCATGTAATCAAGATAAAAGAAGTAAAAACATGATTGAATGGTATAAAAATCAACCATTTTATTCAAAAGCAAGACTTAATAAAATTCAAAATGTATTAGATGAAACTCCGTATCCATCTAATCAATTAGAACTTTTACATAATTGGCAACTAGGATGACAAGTATTTTCGATTTAGAAAAAAAAGCATACGCAGCATTCTTACCACCTAAAAAATTAACGCTTAGTGCGTGGGCCGATCAATTTGCATATCTTTCCGTAGAAAGTTCAGCAGAGGGTGGTAGGTGGCGCACATTGCCATATCAAAAAGGGATTATGGATGCAGTTACTGATCCTAATATTGAACAAATATCAGTTATGAAATCTGCAAGGGTTGGATATTCTAAAATTCTTAATCACATTATTGCTTACCACATTCACAACGATCCTTGTCCAATAATGATCGTACAACCAACTATTGAAGATGCTACAGGTTACTCAAAAGAAGAGATTGCGCCAATGCTTCGTGATACAAAATGTTTACAAGGATTAGTAAGTGACGCAAAAGCAAAAGATGGTCAAAATACACTTTTACAGAAATTATTTCCCGGTGGTAATTTAACTCTTGTAGGTGCTAACTCACCTAGAGGATTTAGAAGAGTATCTAGACGTATAGTGCTGTTTGATGAGACAGATGGCTATCCAGCCTCTGCCGGAACTGAAGGTGATCAAATAAAGCTTGGAATAAAGCGTACAGAATTTTTTGCAAACAGAAAAATAGTTGCAGGGTCAACGCCAACGGTTAAAGACTTTAGTCGCATAGAAAAATTATTTAATCAAACGGATCAACGGCGATATTATGTACCATGCCCAAAATGCAATCATATGCAGTATCTAAGATGGGCAAATTTTGAGTGTTTTGAAAATGATCCAAGTACAACAATATACAAATGCGAAAAATGTAATCATCATATTCCTCATACAAAAAAAAGATGGATGGTAGAACGTGGCGAATGGCGAGCTACTGCACCATCTAACGGTAAGCACGTTGGTTTTCATATATGGGCTGCATATTCTTACTCACCGAATGCAAGCTGGGAAAATTTAATGGAAGAGTTTCTTGCTTGTAAGGATGACCAAGAACAGCTAAAAACTTTTGTAAACGTAACTTGTGGAGAAGTGTACGAAGATGAATATCATACAAAAGCTAGTGCAGAAGGATTATCAAAACGTGCAGCAGAAGAAACATACAAAGAAGGCATACCACCAAGGGAAGTTCTAATACTTACGTTAGGTATTGACGTACAGGATGACAGATTAAGTATGTCAGTTATAGGTTTTGGTCGTAATGAAGAAATGTATCTTATTGATAGAAAAGTTATATATGGCTCACCAGCCAGAGCGGATCTCTGGGCGCAGCTTGATGAGGTCTTGCAAAGTAAATATAAAAATGAAGATGGTAAAGAATTAAAAATAGATACAGCAGCTATCGATACTGGTGGTCATTACACTCAAGAAACTTATCAGTACGTTAGAGAAAGAGAACAATTAGGTTTGATAGGTATAAAAGGTATTGGTATTAAGGGCAAACCACCATTAGGAAAGATTTCTAGGGTAGATATTAACTTTCGAGGTAAAGTTCTTAAGAGAGGACTAGGTTTATATCCAGTTGGTGTTGATATTATCAAAACTACGTTACATAACAAGCTAAAAGATGCAGAAGTAGGTCATGGATATATACATTTTTATCCAACAACAACTCAGGCTTACTTTGAAGAATTAACAGCAGAAAGACAAATATTAAAACACAAAAATGGGTATCAAGAACGTGTTTGGGTTAAGAAAAAGAACCAAGCTAACGAAGCATTAGATGAAATGGTCTATGCATACGCTAGTTTTCAAAGATTATTGCAAAAATATGACAGAAAAACTATATATGATCAATTTGCTAAGAGATTTGAAGAGAAAAAGCCTCTAAAGGAGGCTAAGATAAGATTAAATCAAACTAAATCGGCTAAAAAGCCTAATTTTATCTCTAATTGGTAATTAAAACGTGACTTTTCCATCAACTATTAGAGCCGGAGATTATGTGCAATGGCGCATACCAGCTAGTCAAGATGTCTTTGGTAATAGTATTAGCAGTCCAGATTGGTCTGTTATTTATTACTTGCGAACAAATACAGCGCCAGTAGGAGCAACAATAAATAGTTCTGCTTTTAATGATGGCTTTCAGTTCACTATTGCAAGCAATGTAACAGCAACTTTTACTGCTGGTGATTGGTTCTATCAAGCAGTTGCTAATAAGTCTGGTAATGAAAAACAAACAATATATACAGGATCATTCGAGGTATTAAAATCACTTGAATATTCTGGTGTTGCAAATAATTATGATGGAAGAAGTCAAGTTGAAAAAGATTTAGAAACTATACAAACAGCTATAAGAACAATTATTAGTGGTGGTGTTGTACAGGAATATAAGATTGGAACAAGATCTGCAAAGAAATATGAATTAAAAGAGTTACTCATGCTTGAGAGTAGATATAAAGCAGAGCTTGTTAGGGAAAAACAAGCAGAAATGATTGCTAATGGTCTTGGCAATCCAAGAGCTACATTTGTACGTTTTAACGGAGCAATCTAATGGGAATCAGATCAAACATAAGCACAGCGGTAAAACGTGTTTTAGGTTTTGGCAGAAATGCTAATCCTTTAAAAAATTTACGCGCATATCAAGGAGCATTAGTTTCTAGGCTTACTTCTGATTGGATGAGTAGCCAGTTGAGCGCCGATGCCGAAATACGGAATAGTTTGCGTAAGCTAAGAGATAGATCAAGAGAATTAGTAAGAAACAATCCTTATGCTAGACAAGCAAAACGTACTACACAAATAAATATTGTTGGTACAGGTATGAAATTTCAGTCTCTTGTTGTACAGCAACGAGGTGGCAAAAGAGATCAAAGAGTTAATAATATTATTGAAGAGGCGTGGTCAGAATGGACACAGGCAGATAGTTGTGATTGCGCTGGTAAATATAGTTTTCATCAATTTGAATGGCTTGCTGCTGGTGCATTATGTGAATCAGGTGAGGCTATTTTTAGAATTGTTAGAAAACCATTTGGCAATTCAGAAGTGCCACTTGCTTTACAAATAATAGAAAGTGATTTATTAGATGAGGAATATGATGGTAAAACACTTAATAAAAACAATGAGTGGCGTAATGGTGTAGAAGTTGATGAATGGGGTAGAGCCTTACGCTATGCAATACTTACTAAACATCCCGGTGATGCATACTATCTCGATTATTCTGCAAACCGAAAGCTGCATATCTTTATACCAGCAGAAGATATTATTCACCTATTCTTACCAGAAAGACCCGGCCAAAACAGAGGTGTGCCTTGGTTTCATAGTGTTATGGCTGATATGCACCAATTACAAGGTTACGAAGAGGCTGCTGTTATTAGAGCAAGAGCCGGTGCAAGTATAATGGGATTTATACAGAATGACCAAGGAGAGTTAATTGGTGACGATGTCGAAAACCATCAGCGCATACAATCCTTTGAGCCTGGTACTTTTCGTTATCTTATGCCTAACGAATCTGTTACTGTTCCTGACATTGATTATCCAAGTCAGCAATATGAGATGTTTGTAAAAAACAAAATTAGGCGTTTTGCAACCGGAATTGGGTGCAGCTTTGAAACAATTAGTAAAGACTTTTCGGAAACTAACTATTCAAGCTCAAGATTAAGTTTGTTGGAAGATAGAGAACATTGGAAGTTTTGTCAGAAATATATAATTGATAATTTTCACTACCGAGTATTTAAAGAGTGGTTAGATCTTGCGGTTTTATCAGGAGTTATTGATTTCCCTGATTACGCATCTAATTCCAAACGCTATTGCAAGCCAAGATGGACTCCACCAGCACAACACTATGTTGATCCTTTGAAGGAGATCCGAGCTTATCGCGAAGCTGAACAGGCTGGTTACATGACAAAATCACAAGTTATAGCACAGACTAATGGTGGTGATTACGATGATATTGTTTCTGAGATAGCAAGGGAGCAAGAGGTTGCTAAGTCATTAGGTGTAACATTAGATAAAGATCTAGATCTCGAAGTGGAGATGGGTCAGTTATCTCTTGATATCCCACAACCAGAACAACCAGCAAGATCTAGAAAACGTAAAAAGTCTAGTTAACTATGGCAAATGTTAGTGGCACAGAGATCAACCTCAAACCAACTCAAGGAATGGTTACAGAAGCTAAAAGGTACAAAGCGTGGAAAGAGGAAGGTCAGGCTGGTGGTACGCAAGTAGCGGCAGTAAGAGCTAGTCAAATAATTAGTGGTAGAGAACTATCCGCAGACGTTGTAGTCCGTATGTTTAGTTTTTTTAGCCGCCATGAAGTCGATAAAAAAGCAGAGGGTTTTAGAAAAGGAGAAAAAGGATATCCGTCAAAAGGAAGAGTGTCATGGGCGGCCTGGGGAGGAGATGCTGGATTTAGCTGGAGTCGAGGAAAAGCTGCTGCAATTAAAAAAGCAAGAGAAAGGGCAGAAGTTATCGAAATGGCAAGACCATATCCAAATGAACACGCAGCAACAATCGTTAATTCTGACCAATTTGATACATTTAGAAGGTCAAATGATGAAAGAGGCGAGGGTATAGACTATATTTTTGGTATAAAGGATAATGAAGAGGGAGCAGAACTACAATCAATTCGATTTAGACTGACTCAGTATTCATCATCTCAGGCTTTAGATTGGCTCGAAGAAAACGAATTCGATCCAATTAAATTTGAACCAGCCACCAATGAAAAAACTATGACTGAAGAAATTCAAAAGGTAGAAAGAGCAGAGCCAGATGCTTTAAAAACAGGTGACTTTGTATCTTGGAACGCTAGTGGAGGTCGAGCTAGGGGAAAAATTACAAGAATTGTACGCGATGGAAAAATAGATGTTCCTAGCAGTTCTTTCGTAATTAATGGCACACCAGATGACCCTGCTGCTTTGATACAGGTTTACAGAGATGGTGAGTCTACTGATATTTATGCAGGGCATCGATTTTCGGCACTTACAAAAATTGCCGATATTAGAGCGATTGATGTTGGAGATAAATTTGAGCGTAAAGAAGTTACGGACTTCAAAAATGTGAAATCCAGAACATTTGAGTTTCCATTTAGCTCTGAATATCCTGTTAAAAGGTATTTTGGTAACGAAGTGTTAAGCCACGATGAGGGCGCAGCAGATTTATCTCGACTAAACGATGGCGGTGCTGTCTTGTTTAATCACGATATGAACAAACCCATAGGGGTAGTGGAAAGTGCGGAAATTGATCCTACAACCAAGCGCGGATACGCTAAAATTCGCTTTTCACGCAATAAATTTGCTTCTGAGGTCTTAGAAGACGTTAAAGATGGTATTTTACGCGGTATTTCTTTTGGTTATCAGATAAATGATATGGAAGAAATGGAAGATGGGATGCGCGCAACTAACTGGTCTGTCCACGAATTATCAGTTGTAACTGTCCCGGCGGATCCCACAATTGGAATAGGAAGAAGTTTGATAGAACCCTCACAAGGTAATAGTATTAATATAGAAGATAAGTCTCCTCAAGAGGAGATAAATTCTGCGGAAGTATCCGCATCACCCTCGGTTCGTACTATGGAAGAATCAACTAAAGAAACTGCGGTTGAGGCGGAGAAATCCGTTGATATCGACATCAAAGCCGAAATTCAACGTGCTATTGATGAAAATAATGCTCGTACAGCATCAATCACTTCGTTATGTCGTGAGTTTGGAAAGTATGGAGCAGAAGAGCTTGCTGACACACTAATTAAGGGAAATAAAACTCCCGAAGAAGCTAAAGCAGCAATCCTCGATCTTGTTAAAAACAAGGCAGAGGTTCGTAATACACCCATTCGTTCAACAGACATGACACAAAACGATGTTGGCTTAGACCAAAAAGAAGTAAAGCGTTTCTCTTTCTTAAGAGCATTAAACGCTCTAGCAAACCCAACAGATCGCGCTGCACAAGAAGCAGCAGCTTTCGAGAGAGAAGTTTCTGATGCAGCTTCTAAGAAGTATGAGAAGCCAGCAAATGGAATTCTTGTTCCTAACGAAGTTTTAAGAAGAGACTTAACTGTAGGTACAGCAACTGCTGGTGGTAACTTAGTTGCTACAGAACTACTTGCTGGATCATTCATTGACATTCTCAGAAAGAGAATGGCTGTGATGGCAACCAACCCAACAATGCTTACTGGATTGTCTGGTAATGTATCAATACCCAGGATGACATCTACATCGACTGCGTATTTCGTGGGTGAGTCTGGCGCTCCAACAGAAAGTCAGCAAGCTTTTGATCAGGTCAACATGACACCTAAGACAATTGGTGCATTTGTTGACTACTCTCGCAGATTACTTCTTCAGTCATCTATAGACGTTGAGGCAATGATTAGAGATGATATTGCGAAGGTTATTGCTACTAAGTTAGATAACGCAGCAATTTACGGCTCTGGAAGTTCTAACGAGCCATTAGGTATCAAAGATACAACTGGCGTAGGTACATCAACAATCACTACATTTGGTACATTTGCCGAATATATTGCGCTTGAGACAGATGTTGCAGCAGCAAACGCTGATGTAGCTAATATGTTCTACCTAATAAACGCTTCTGCTAGAGGTGCTTTGAAGTCAACAGAAAAGGCTACAAACACAGGACAGTTTGTATTTGAGAACAACGAAATTAACGGCTATCCAGCTATTGTTTCTAACCAGCTTGCAAACAATGATGTACTCTTCGGAGACTTCTCACAGTTTGTAATTGGTATGTGGTCTGGTTTAGATCTAACAGTAGATCCATACGCAAACGCAACAAGCGGTAGTGTAAGAATAATCGCGTTACAAGACGTAGATTTCGCCGTGAAACAACCAACTGCGTTCTCTTTCGGAACATAGTATGAAGGTTAAATTGCTAAGAGCAACAATGATAGCTGGCACTCCTACGAGTGCTGGCACTATCGTTGATGTTACAGAGCAAGCTGGTAGTTATTTAATAGCAGTAGAAAAAGCTGAACTAGCTGTAGAGGTTTGTGAGGCTCCTATTGCCAGTAAAGAACCAGTTGTCGAGCCAGAGTCTTCCGATAGTGACGAAGTTGACTTTTCTCAAATGACTAAAGCGCAACTAGAAGCTTATGGTCGCACTCTTGGGTTAGAACTCGATAAGAGACAAAACAAAACTACTCTAATTGCAGAATTAGAGGCGTATATTTCTTAACAGGAGGAATCTTAAAATGTCTGTTATTCAACAGAACTTAGAAAAACTTACTGTTGTTGCTGGTGTTGCTACTGCTGCTGTAACAAGCACAGCTACATCTAGTGCAATAGATCTTCTCCAATATGATGGAGATGTAATGCTGATTTTGGATAGTGCTGCTGGTGGCGGTTCTAGTCCAACATTAGATATTAAAATTACTGAATCTGATGCCTCAAGTGGTACATATACAGATTTATCTGGCGCTACTTTTACTCAGGTAACAGGATCTGCTTCAATGCAAACACTTGCAATTAATAAAGACGAATGCAAGCGTTACATCAAGATTGTTCAAACAATCGGTGGATCATCTCCAACATTTACTTTTAGTATCAACTTAGTTGGTCTTAAAAAGTACGGTTAAATATATATAGCCCTCTTTTGAGGGCTTTTTTTTTCTCATGGCTTTTACAGAAGATATAAATACATTCTTTTCAGATTTCTCTGATGAAGTTATATATGATGGCGTTATCTATAAAGGTATTTTTGAGCAACCAGATGAACTTATAGCTGATGGAGTAGTTTTAACTACTGATTATGAATTAACAGTTAAAACTAGTGATCTTGGAACTTTGGCATTTGATACAGAAATAACAATAAGTAGTGTTAAATATAAAGTTAGAAATGTAAGAAAAATTGATGATGGTACATTAAGTAAAATATCTTTATTGAAGGTTTGATATGGCAACAAAAAGAGAGCGCATATTAGCAGCTATTACAACAAGTCTTGCTAATACTGTTGGAGTAGGCACTAGGATTTATAGATCTAGAGCCGAGGCTTTAACAAGATCAGAAACTCCAGCGCTTATTATAGAGCCGATTAGCGATACACCAGAAGACACACAGGCTTTTAATAATAAAGTTAATTGGGAATTTAAAATAAGAATATCTGTTGTAGTAAGAGGTACAATCCCAGATCAAGTTGCAGACCCTACCATAGAAAGTTTACATACTAAAGTTTTAACTGACCCATCTGTTGGTGGATTAGCTACTGACGTAAGACCATCGACAACTAGTTTTGAAATATTAGAAGCTGATCAACCAGCAGGGGTGATAGGTTGCGAGTTTGATATTTCATATCGAACTACATATAACAGTTTAACTACATAATTCTTTTGTAACATGAACCCTAACAACCCCGACCGATTATTATGAGTAATGAACACCAAGGCGAGGGTGGAACTTTCCTTCTTGATCCAGAGACAGGAGAGCTTACACTTATCCAACAAACAAATCCACCTGAGACATCAATTGAGGTAAAAACTGATGGCATTGCTGACAAGAAAAAGAGTAATTCTAATCGAGGCCGAAAGTAGCTACGGAACTGATCCGACTATAGTTGCTGCTGACGCTGTTCTCGTAAGAGATCTTTCTATAACACCACAATCAAGTGATGTTGTAAGTAGAGAACTTATCAGACCATATTTAGGAGCATCGGAGCAGCTTCTAGCAAATACAAGAGTCGAATGTACATTTGCGGTAGAACTATGCGGATCGGGAACAGCCGGGACAGCGCCTAGATATGGAGATGCCCTCAAGGCGTGTGGTATGTCAGAGACTGTTGTGGCAAATACACGAGTTACTTACGCACCAGTTTCAAGTTCTTTTTCAAGCGTTACTATTCACTACAACATAGATGGTGTAAGGCATAAAGTGACCGGGGCAAGAGGAACTGTAGAATTATCAGCCGAGGTAGGTCAAATTCCAGTTCTAAACTTTACTATGCAGGGCATATATGTAGCTCCTGATGATAGCGCGCTTCCAACAGTTTCATACGGCGCACAGGATGAACCTCTTATCTTTAAAAATGGTAATACATCAAGCTTCCAGTTATTGTCATATGCTGGTGCATTGCAATCTGTAACTTTTGATCTAGGCAATGAATTGATTTATCAAGAGCTTGTTGGAGGTACAAAACAGGTTCTTCTAGTAGATAGACAGGCTTCTGGAACTGTAACTATTGAAGCACCAACACTTTCACAGAAAGACTTTTTTGCTGCCGCTTTAACTGATACTTCTCTAGGTAATTTACAGTTCACTCACGGAACTGCTGCTGGAAACATTGTTCAATTTACATCTTCTAAAGTTGATATAGGTGATGTCAATTATGGGGATATTGATGGTATAGCAAGTTTAGAAATACCATACACACTAGTACCAAGTACATCTGGTAACGATGAGTTCTCGATTATCTACACTTAACGAATGTTGACTTTGCCGCTAAAGTGTAGAAGTATATTTATTTCTACACTTTATGGCTTTTGTAAGAAAAAAGAACAAAACATTTAAATGGCCTGTTGTTGTTCGTGAACCAAGTGCTACTGATGCTGGAGTTTTTGATGAAAGTGAGTTTATTGCTGTTTTTAAAAGACTAAAAGTAAGCGAGTATCAAAAAGCAGTTGAGGAAAAAACAGAATTTGAAATGATGAAAATGATGCTTGTAGGATGGGAGCAGATGAAAGAAGAAGATGGTGAAGATATACCCTTTAATAACCAAAATCTAAAAGATATGATGGAGGATTCTTACTGGTTAAAGGCAGTTTCTAACTCATACACCGCATCTCTTATAGACGAAAAAGTAAAAAACTAAAAGAGGCAGTTCTTTATTGGTTAGGCTCTGGAAAGGAGGTAATTGACCAAACCCAAGATGATGCAAAAGCATTTGGCATAGAACTGCCGCAAGAAAAGAAGAAAGAAAAAGATTTTGAAGTTTTAGATGATAATTGGGATGCATTAATGATTTTCTGTAATATGCAGACACAATGGAGTACTTCTTTTGGTGGTTTAGTAGGATTAAAGTATGAGATACTTCTTATGCAAGGAGGTCTGTTTGACCTTTACAATATTACAGAAAGGTCTAAAATCTTAGAAGAGATCCAAATTATGGAAGCTACTGCCTTGAAAGAATTAAATAAGGAAACTAAATAATATGGCTGAGTCGGTAACAGTAGTTGGTATAAAATTTCAAGCTGGTGGTGATGCACAAGTAGCTAAAGCTTTTAAAAGATTAGGAAGAGAGGCTGGTGTATTAAAAAAGAATTTTGGAAGTTTAAGTGATAAGCAATTACAAAAGGTAAAAACCCAATTATTAGCTGTTAATAAAGCAACTGGAAATAGTATTAACAGTATGCAAGCACAGAAAACTGCTTTGCAAGGTTTGCGTAATATGGCAGACGTTACTGGTAATGAATTTAAACAGTTAACCAAAGATATTGCTTTATTGGATCAAAAGATGAAGCAAGCCTCTGGTGGAGGTGGTGCTGGTGGGTTAAAAGGTAGATTAAAAGGTCTTGCTAAAGGCGCTGGAGCTATAGCTGCTGGTGGTATCTTTGGAGGCCCAGAAGGTGCAGTTGGTGGCGCAATTGGTCTAAAGGTTGGCGGCCCTGCTGGTGCTGCTGTCGGTGCTGCAATTGGCGCACAAGTTGGAATGGTTAGACAGCAAATATCTGAACTAGCACAATATTCTGCGGCTCTAGGTCTACAAAGAAAAGCATTGAGGCTAGTTATAAACGATACTGGTAAATACAATAATGCACAAAAATTCTTATTAAAGACATCTAGAGAATTAGCGATACCACAGGATGTAATAACAAGACAATTTACCTCATTAACTGCCTCAGTTGTTGGTGCTGGACAATCAGTTGCTGATGCTGAAGAAGTATTTGCTGCTATTGCTGCTGGTATTAGAGGTACTGGTGGAAACTTGGAAGACATGAAGGCTGCCATGCGAGCGACAAGTCAGGTGTTCTCAAAAGGTAAAGTATCGGCCGAGGAACTCAGACAACAACTCGGTGAACGCTTACCTGGCGCATTTACTTTGTTTGCTGATTCTATGGACATGACTCCAGCAATGTTAGATAAGGCATTAGAGCAAGGTAAGGTCACGCTTAATGACTTTATGAAGTTTGCAAAGAAATTATTTGCAACTTATGGCGAAAATGCAAAAATTCTTGCAAAAGGCCCAGAAGCTGCTGGGGATAGATTAACAACAGCTATATCAGAATTAAAAGATAATATTGGTTCTTTACTATTGCCTATTGGTGCTGGATTTCAAAAAACATTTTCTGCGATTGTCGAAGATATAAATAAAGCTATAACTGCTTTTAAAAAATTTATGGGAATCGGTAAAGAAAACCAAAGACAAAATTTAGAAGATACATTTAGAAAAGCAAATGACAAAGTAACATTGATGATAAGAAGAGGTCAGTCTGGTAAAACATTAGATCGTGCTTTGCAACAAAGAAATAGAGCTTTGCTTAATTTAACTAATTTTTATAATGAAAATCCAACAGATGACGGAACAGCAGATGGAGCAGGGGGCGGAACAGGAGATGGAACAAACACAGGCGATAAAGAATTAGGTGGGATAGCTCAAGGCGCAAAAAAATATTACGACACAATTAAAAGTTTTGCAGAAGAAACTGCTGGAGCGGTTAATAATGCTTTTCAAAAAATGGAAGATGCATTAGTTAATTTTGTGATGACAGGTAAATTAAACTTTGCTGATTTAACTAGATCAATTTTGGCTGATATGGCAAGAATTGCAATTAGACAAGCGATAATGAAACCATTTACAGGATTTATAGAAGGTTTATTTAGTGCAAACGGAAATGCATTTGCAGCTAATGGTGTTGTTCCTTATCGCAAAGGAGGCGTTGTTAATTCACCCACATATTTTAAATATGGAGGATCTAATTTAGGCATCATGGGCGAGGCCGGCCCGGAGGCGGTCATGCCTTTGAAACGTGGTCGTGGTGGTAAGTTAGGTGTTATTGCACAGGGTGGTGGCGCTGGTAATATAACTGTAAATGTTGATGCTTCTGGTAGCTCTGTTGAAGGTGATGGTGATGGAGGCCGTCAGCTTGGAGAAGTTATAGCAGCAGCAATACAATCTGAATTAATACAACAAAAAAGACCGGGGGGTATTCTTGCATAATGGCAACTTTTCCAAACATTGAACCAAGTTTTCCAGTAAGAAAAACATCAAAGCCAAATACAAGGACGGTTAAATTTCAAGATGGCTATGAACATAGGATTACATTTGGTTTGAATCAAAATCCAAAAACTTTTAGATTAGTTTGGAAAAATATTACAGAAACAGATAGTGATACTATTGAAACTTTTTTAGATGCAAGAGCAGTTGATAACGCAAGCTTTACATACACGCCACCTAATGAACCAAGCGCAATGCAATTTAAATGTCCTAGTTGGGATAAAAGTATAGAATTTCCAAATAGAGCGACAATACAAGCATCTTTTGTGCAAGTTTTTGAACCAGCAACATAATGGCAACTACTTGGACTGCTAGTACGAGTTTAAGTGTTGGAGATATTATTTCTCCTACGTCTTCAAATACAGGTTTTTTATTTAAAGTTACTGTTGCCGGAACAACTGGAAGTTCTGAGCCAAAATGGACTTCTTTAATGAATGAAACTGTATACGATAATAATGTTCGATATGTATCTTTTAGTGCAACCTTTAGTGATTTACAACCAATAAATCCTAGTGCAATTATTGAATTATTTACTTTACAGTTATCAAGTGTATTGCATGGTGCAAGCACAATTTATAGATTTCATTCTGGAAGCAATATGAATGCTAGTGGCAGAATAGTTTGGGATGGTAATGAATATTTAAGATTTCCAATACAAGCTACTGGTTTTGCTTATCAACGCGGACAAATTCCAAGACCAAAATTAATAGTAAGTAACGCTACTGGTTTAATATCTGCAATTTTATTGACTGTTAATGAAACGACTGTTGGTAATGATTTAACTGGTGCAACTTTTACAAGAATCAGAACATTTGCAAAGTATATTGATGCTGTTAATTTTACAGGTAATACAAATCCATATGGTACTCCTGATCCAAATGTTGAGTGTCCAAGAGAAGTCTATAAGATAGACAGAAAAGCAACTGAAACTAGAGAGATAGTTGAATTTGAGTTAGCTGGCCCTACTGATTTAGCTGGAATAAATATACCCGGTAGACAATGCACAAGAGCAGAGTTTCCAGCAATAGGTACGTTTGTAGCATGAATTGGAAAGACGATGCGTTGCTTCACGCTAAACAGCAAGATCCTAAAGAAGCGGTTGGCCTGTTAATAAATATAAAAGGTAAAGAAAGATATTATCCTTGCCGTAATCTTTCTATGACAGATCATCAATGTTTCATTTTAGATCCAGAAGATTACGTTAAAGCAGATAATAAAGGTGAAATTGTTGCTGTTTTTCATAGCCATCCTATTAATCCACCAACACCTAGCCAAGCAGATAAAGTTAGCTGTGAAGATAGCAATCTTCCTTGGTATATAGTCAATCCACAAACAGAAGAATGGGCGTATCTAGAACCTTCTGGATACAAAGCGCCGATTTTAGGTAGACAATGGGTTTGGGGTATTACAGATTGTTGGTCATTAGTGAGAGATTGGTATAAAGAAGAAAAAAATATTATTTTAAGAGATTGGGAAAGACCTACAACTCCAGAAGAATTTATACAAAATCCTATGTTTGAAAGATGTGCTTGGAGAACAGGATTTAGAGAATTACGTTCTGATGAAAAACTACAAAATGGTGATTTATTATTTATGTCAATTATGGCATCTGGTTTAAATCATGTAGCAATTTTCTTAGATGGGGATGTTTTGCATCATTTAACCGATAGACTATCTTGTAGAGAACCTTACTCTGAATGGCTATTAAAATGTACTGGAAAGAGGTTACGTTATGCTTCGTAAAATAAAGCTTTATGGACAACTAGCAGAATATGTCGGACATAAAGAGTTCGAGGTTAAAGTGGCAAACGTATCACAAGCTGTGAGTTTTTTAATTAATAATTTTCCTCAGTTGCAACAATACATGAATCCAAAATATTATCAAATAAAAGTAGGTGATTATGCAATAAATAAAGAAGAAATTGTTTATCCAATCGGTAAAGAAGATATTCATTTTATACCTGTTATTTCTGGTGCTGGTCGTGGTCTTGGACAGATTTTATTAGGCGCTGTTCTTATTGGATTTGCTTTTGCTGGTGGTGCTGGTTTTTTTGGTCAAGCTTTTGCAAAAAATGCTGGATTATTTTCTTTTACAAAAAAAATTGGGTTTGCTCTTGTTCTTGGAGGTGTATCTCAACTATTATTTCCTACTCCAGAACCTCAAAGATTTGAATCAGAGGAGGATCCTAAATTATCGTTTAATTTTGCAGGGGTGCAAAATACTAGCCGTGCTGGAACTCCCATTCCAATCGTATATGGAGAAATAATTACAGGATCTGTGGTTATTTCAGCAGCCATTGACACTAATCAAATAGAAGGATGACAGATGAAATTAAAATTATTAAAGGTGCTGGAGGAGGTAGCCCAAAGCAACCCCCACCTCCGTACCGTGCGCCTGATACTTTACATAGTAGAAGCTTTGCTACAATACAAGATCTAATATCGGAAGGTGAAATAGAGGGTTTTGCAAGCGCATCAAAAGAAGGACTTACAAAAGGAACTGATGCATATCAAAACGCAAGCCTCAAAGACGTATTCCTTGACGATACTCCAATTTTAGATCAATCAGCTAGTAGTTCTAGTCCTAATAATACTGATTTTAATTTTCAAGATGTAACATTTAAATCGCGTTTTGGTACTTCAAACCAAGCTGCTTTAAGCGGAATAGCTTCTGAAACGCGATCTCCAACTTCAGTTGCTGTAACAGTTGTAAATAGTGATGGAACAGAAACTCAAGGTATTGTTGGATCGGTTAATAGACAGGTTACTACTACTGGATTTGATGCTGTCATTGTTACTTTGACATGGCCTCAAATACAAGAAATTAAAGATAATGGAGACATTGTTGGAGATACAGTCTCATATAAAATACAAATCAGACATGATAACGGTTCTTATGTTACTAAAATTGATTCTTCTGTAACTGGTAGAACTGCTGATGCATATGCAAGAGATCACCGAATAGAACTTACTGCTGGCTACACTACTTTTGATATAAGAGTCATAAGAAATACGATAGACAGTAGTAATTCAAATTTAATTAATGCTTTTCAATTTACTAGTTTTCAAACGGTAATTGATAGAACTGATTCGTATCCTAATAGTGCATATGTAGCGTTAAGGTTAGATAGTAAGCAGTTTAATAGAATTCCAACTCGTAAATATAGAGTTAGGGGAATAAAAGTAAAAATTCCAGCAGCCGGTGCAAATAATTCTGGTACTCCACAAGTTGATTTACAGACAGGTCGAATAATTTATCCTGATGGTTATATATTTAATGGAGTTATGGGCGCTGCGGTCTGGACTTCATGTCCAGCGATGATATTGTTAGATCTTTTAACTAACTCAAGATATGGCCTGGGTGATCATATAAGTGAGAGTAATTTAGATTTATTTAGTTTTGTAGCTGCAAGTATATATTCAAATAAGGAGGTAGATGACGGACAAGGTGGTACAGAGGCCAGATTTAGTTGTAACGTCAATATTCAAAGTCCTAAAGAAGCTTTTGACGCTATTAACGATTTAGCTGGTTGCATGAGATGTATGCCTATATGGTCTGCTGGAGCAGTTAGTATCGCGCAAGATAAAGAGACTGATCCTAGTTATTTGTTTAACTTAGCTAATGTAAGTGAGGATGGATTTAGTTACTCAGGAAGCAGTCTTAAACAGCGACATTCAATAATATCTGTAAGTTATTTCAATATGGATTCTAAAGAAATAGATTTTGAAACTGTTGGGGATTCACAAAGTGTGGCTGATGTTGCAAGAAGACAAAAGCTTGGAACAGTTATAAAGAAAATAAAAGCATTTGCTTGTACATCTCGAAATCAAGCTGCAAGATTAGGTCGATCAATAATGTTCTCTGAGGAACATGAGTCTGAAGTTTGTACATTTAACACATCTATAGACTCAGGTATTTTAGTTAGGCCGGGTTCTGTAATTGAAATAAATGATCCTGTTAGGACAGGAACTAGAAGAGGTGGAAGAGTAGTTGCTGCAACTACAACAAGTATTACTATTGACGCAGAGTCACAAACTATTTTAACAACACTTGATAGTGATGGAAATATTAATTCTGGCCCAAACGTTACTAATAAACCTACAATTTCAGTTTTGATGCCAACTGGAGTAGTTGAGACAAAAACTATAACAGCAGCATCATCAGGTGTTTTGACTTTAGATTCTGCGCTCTCTGTAGCACCAAATGTAAATACACCATTTGTTATATCAAGCAATACTTTACAAACACAATTATTTAGAGTGATACAAGTAGAAGAAAAAAATGATGTTAATTATCAAATTACTGCTTTAACATATGTACCCGGTAAATATGATTTTATAGAAAATGGTGACGAATTACCTACAAGAACAATATCTTTATTAAACCAAGTAGCTCCTCCTCCTAGTTCGTTAACTGTTTCTGAACAAACAGTAGTTATAAATAATATTGCACGAAGTAAATTAATAGTAGATTGGCAACCTGTAATTGGAGTTACTCAATATCTTGTTAATTACAAGTTTGAAGATGGTAACTATGTATCTCAAGTTGTTTTTGCATCAGACTTTGAGTTATTAGATACTCCAGTAGGATTATATACATTTCAAGTTTTTTCTTATAATGCCGCATTAGTATTATCTCCAAATGCAACAGAGGTAACTTTTACTGCTGTTGGTAAAACAGCTTTACCGGATAATGTACAGAATTTAACTATTGAGCCTGTTAATGAACAATTCGTAAGATTAAGATTTAATCAATCAACTGCGATAGATGTTTTGCATGGTGGTCGGGTATATGTAAGACATTCTAATTTAGCTTTTAATTCAGCTTCTTTCCAAGCAGCACAAGATGTTATTGAGGCTGTAGCTGGATCTGCTACTGAGGCAATATGTCCAGCACTTGCTGGAACTTATTTAGTAAAATTCCAAGATGATGGTGGGAGATTTAGTCAGACAGAAGCAAAAGTAAGTTTATCTACAGTTGAAATAGTTGACGAAATAACTGTAAAAACAGATAGAGAGGATACTGACTCAACTCCGTTTAATGGTACAAAATCTAATGTTCAATTTAGTAGTGCTAAAGGTGGTTTAATACTTACTAATCCAGTATCAAACTCCACAGGAACTTATGACTTTGTTGATACTTTAGATTTGGGAGGCATTTTCTCTCTTTCTGTAACAAGACACTTTCAAGGAGTTGGTTTTTATACAGGAGATCTTTTTGATAACAGAACAGACTTGATAGATACTTGGACAGATTTTGACGGTAGCGTGGCGAATGATGCAAACGCAAGATTGGCTGTACGAACTTCTACTGATATGAGTTCTTATTCAGATTTTAATGATGTTGCAAATGGTATTTTTAAAGGTAGAGGATTTCAATTTAGAGCAATACTTGAAACTGCTGATACTGCACAGAATATAAACCTACAACAGTTAGGATATGTAGCTAGTCTAAAATCAAGAACAGAACAAAGTGCTGTTATAGCATCAGGATCAGGAGCTAAAAATGTTACCTTTACCAATCCGTTCTTTGTCGGAACGTCAGCATTAGGCAATCTCAATAATTTCTTACCAGCAGTTGCAGTTAACCCACAAAATATGGCTACAGGAGATTATTTTGAAGTAACAAATGTAAGCGGAACAGGATTTACAGTTCACTTTAAAAATTCAAGTAATGCTAGTATTGATAGGAACTTTACTTTTACTGCTGTTGGTTTCGGTAAAGGAGGTTAAACTTAGTAAAAATAGTATTTAACTATGGCTGATGTTGCAAATTACACAATTGAAAATAACTCAGGAGCAAATGTAAGAACTGACCTTAATAATGTTTTTGGTGCAATTCAGTCAAGTAATTCAAAATCAACAGATCTAGCAACAAGTCAATGTGTTGCTGGTATGCAATTTTTAAATACAACTTCCAAAATACTAAAAATAAGAAATAGTAGTAATACAGCTTTTACTAATATTGGAAATATTGATCAAGCAAATTTAGGTTTACTTCCAGCAACTGGAGGTACAATGACAGGTGTTTTGCAATGTGCAACCGGAGTAGCTAATGCACCATCATTACACTTTGGATCGAGTGGTACTGGCTTTTATCAAGACGCTGCAAACATAGTTGGTTTTGGAGGTGCTGGTAATCTTTCTTTGAAATTTTCAAATAATGGAATTGATTTTATAGGAGCAAGACCAGCAAGATTTTTTGATTCTGATTCTTCTCATTATGTTGCATTGCAATCTAGTGGAACTATTACTAGCAATAGAACAATTACTTTACCAAATGAATCTGGAACCATATTAACAAGTGCTTCAACAATTCCAACAAGTCAGCTTAGTGGAGGTTCGGTTACTATTGGAAGCACCTCTATAAACTTAGGTGCTGCTGCGACAACTATTAGCGGTCTAACGTCATTAACAGCTACAACAATTAATGCTACAACTTTAAGCTTAACTAACACCAGAACAACAAATGTCCAAGATACATCTGGAAATAATGGTTCAACAGCCGTTCAAATTCACCAAGGAAGAGCAAAGGCTTGGGTAAACTTTAATGGAACTGGAACAGTTTCGATAAGAGATGATTACAATGTTACAAGTATTACGGATCACGCTGCTGGACAATATACTGTAAACCTTGAAAGTGGTGCTGTTGCAAATAGTAATTATTCAGTTGCATTGACCACGGAATCAAATAATAATGCACTATCTACAGCCGGTAGACCTTTAATACAAGCTAATAACCGACAGTACGATACAAGTGGTTTCCGAATATGCAACAGTAATGTTAGCGTTCAGTCAGCTAGTGATCCTAAAACTTTTTGTGCTATTGTTCTTGGCGATTAATTATAGTTAAGATATACTTAAAGAAAAAAATTATGGCTAATTCAGATAAAAGAATTATTTATATTGAAGATGATGGAAGTATTGCTATTATTTGTCCTTCTGATAAATGTGATTTGACTGTTGAACAAATACAAGCTAAAGATGTACCTGATGGTAAAACAAGTTATATTGTAGATACAACTACGATTCCAACAGATCGAAGTTTTCGTAATGCTTGGACTTACACACCTTAATTAATTATGGGATTTGGAGTAGACATGGCGAAAGCCAAAGAATTACATAGAAACAACATTAGAGGTGCAAGATCTTTGAAATTTCCTGATCTTGATGTTGAATTTAATAGAGCGCAAGAAACAGGTGCAGATACAACGGCTATCGTTGCAAAAAAACAAGCATTAAGAGATGCCCCTGCTGATAGTGCTATAGAAGCAGCAACAACAACAGATCAATTAAAAGCTCAATGGAATACTTCAATTCTTGGTACTTCTCCTTATAGCTAATGGCAATTTCACCAGCAACATATAATATGACCGTACAAAGAAGGTCTGACCATAACATTCAGCTTGTTTTTAAAGATTCTAATAATGATGCAATAAATTTAACTGGATATACTGTGGCCGCTCAAGTGTGGGAAGAAACTAGAACTACCAAATATGCAGATTTTGGTGTTACCTATACAAACAGAGCTACTGGAACAATTGATATCGCTCTAACTGATACCCAAACTGCTACTTTTGGGCCATCAATATTAAAATATGATGTATTACTTACTGATTCTAATGGTTTAAAAGAGTATTATTTAGAAGGAAACATAAATGTAAGCGAAGGTTACACAGCATGACATCAGTAAACATCACCACTACCAAAAATACTGTTACAGTAAATGAAGGTGACGCAACTGTTGTAACTGTTGCAACTAGAGGGCCAGCAGGGCCAGCTTTTACAACAAGTGGAGCAACTCTTGATGATTCTGCTAAAGTTAATAACTCAGTAGTGTATTTTTCCTCAGCAAGTGGTACATTTAAAGCAGATGCTACTCGTACTGTAGAAAACTTAGTCGATGGAGGTTCGTTTTAGTGGCAAACACAATTAGGGTCAAAAGATCTACAGGATCGTCAGCACCAACAACACTTGCAAATGCTGAAATAGCTTTTGCTGAAGGTAATGAGATAGGTTATATCGGTATAGGAACTGGTGGAGCAGGTGGTTCTGCTACTACTATTAATAAAGCTTTTGGTAAGGGAGCTTTTTGGGATAAGGACACAACAAGAACAGCTAATACTATACTTAGTGGCCCGACTTCTGGAAGTGCAGCAGCACCTACGTTTAGAGCATTAGTTTCAGACGATATTCCTTCTATCGCACATACTAAAATAAGCGATTTCGATACAGGTGTTAGAACAAATAGATTAGATCAAATGGCTGCACCAACAGCTAGTGTAAGTCTTAATTCTCAAACAATTACAAACTTAGCTGACCCGGTTAATACACAAGATGCTGCAACTCGTGGTTTTGTTGAGGCTACAAGTCAAGGACTTGATGTTAAAGATTCGTGCGTAGCAGCAACAACAGCAAACATTACAATATCTACTGCTCTTAATAATGGAGATACGATAGATGGTGTTACGTTATCAACTAATGATCGAGTATTGGTAAAAGATCAGAGTACAGCAAGTCAGAATGGTATTTATGTAGTCGGTTCTTCTCCAGCAAGGGCAGTAGATTTAGCTGCTGGTTCTGATGCTGCTGGTATGTTCACATTTATTGAGCAGGGAACTGTTAACGCTGATAACGGTTTTGTTTGTACAAGTAATAAAGGAAGCGCGGTTACAGGAACTAATAATCTTACCTTTGCTCAGTTTTCTGGTGCTGGTCAAATTACTACAGCAGATGGTTTGCAAAAATCAGGAAATACAATATCTGTAGATCTTAAGTCCAACGGAGGACTTGTTATTGAATCTACTGAAATTGCTGTTGATCTCTCTGCTAGTTCGATTACAGGAACACTTGCTATTGGCGATGGTGGAACTGGTGCAACTTCAGCTAGTAATGCAAGATCAAACTTAGGTTTAGTTATTGGCACAGACGTTGAGCCACATAGCGACCAGTTAACAGAATTAGCAACAATGAGTTCTGGAACGGCCTCTGCATTAGCTGACTTAACTGGTACTGAATGTCAAATTCTTGACGGAGCAACCATAACGACTACAGAACTGAATATTATAGATGGTAATACATCAGCCACATCAACGACTCTTGCAGCAGCAGATAGATTCGTTTGTAATGATGCCGGAACTATGAAACAGGTTGCCCTATCTGACCTTGTTACATTCCTTGAAAACGAAAGTGTATCAAGTTTCAATATAGATGGTGGTAGCTATTAAATCTTTTGGAGGTAATAGCTTATGTCAAATCAAATAAGACTAAAAAGAGGTTCTGGTAGCGATCCAAGTGCAAGTGATCTTGTTACTGGCGAGATAGCTATAAGAACAGATAATGGTAAATTATTTACCAAAAGAGATAATGGAAATGTTACTGAAATAACAGGCGGTGGTGGTATAGATGATGGAGATAAGGGAGATATTACTGTTAGCAATAGCGGTGAAACTTTTACTATTGATAATGGAGTTATTGTCAATGCAAAAGTAGCTTCTAACGCAGCGATAGCTGGATCGAAGATTTCTCCTGATTTTGGATCGCAAGATATAGTAACAACAGGAAATCTTGATTTATCTGATTCAACTGGTTCTGGTAATAACAGAATAAAAATCGGAACAGGCGATGATTTACAACTGTATCACGACTCAAATAATAGCGTAATTGCAGATGAGGGAACAGGAGCTTTAGTTGTTAGTGGTAATCGAGTTGACATTATGAACGCAGCGAGAAGCGAATATGCAGCAAGATTTTTTCAAGATTCAGACGTAGAGCTATATTTTAACAATTCTAAGAAATTTGAGACAAACACAAGTGGCTGTCAGGTGACAGGTCATTT